AGAGAATACGGGGCAACTGTTCACCCCAGCAGTAGCAGCGGGCGCTAATGTGCTTACGACAGCGATCGGGCTACTGGCGAACAACGTCGATAAGCTGTTGCTGTTAGCGACGGCACTCGCGTTTAGGTTCTCAGGGCTTGGCAAAACAGACTTAGGCGCTCTCAAAAATCAGATTGCAGGATTAGCCGATATCAATCTATTCGGTGCCGGGGGATCATTTGCTAAGGGCGGCGCGGGTCGAAAAGTCTTAGGTCAAGGTGCCGCCGTAGTTGGGCAAGCGGCATTGCTCGCGGGTGTGGTTGAATCCGGTAGAGCGATCGGTGAGGTGTTTTCCCTCAGCGAGAAAGGGCAGCAGTTTAAGGAGTTTGGCGATCAGGGTGAGGCTAATCTCAAGAGAATCGAGGACGCCGCAAAACGGGCACGAGGTGAGATTGACAACATCCCATCTAAACCCGAAAAAAGTACATCTAAAGGATTTGATCTCAGTTTCGGGCTGCTTGGTTTAACAGGGCTAGACAAAGCTGGTTTGTCTTTCAAAACGGATGATGTCATCAAAGGCATCAATGCCGCTAATGCAAAAGTAAATCCGATTCTTGGACTACCAAAAGACTTTGCCAATCTCACCACTGTTGAGGAGTTGCAGCAACAGCGTGATACGGAGAAGTTCGATCAATTTAGGGATCTTAATCGAAAACTCATTGTTGGGGCTACTAACGAAGATGCCAGCAGCCTCGCGGGTGCCAAGAATTTAGACAATCAGATCCAATCGTTACAGAATCGAAAGAATCTGCTCAGTTCCGCCCCCAATGCGGATAGTGGGCAGATAAAAGATATCGATGCTCAGATTGCAGCAAAGCAGGCAGAACGTAAAAAGCTAATTGATCCGTTTCTTGAAAAGCAAGCTGCTGTAACAGCTCAGATCAATAATGTCAAAACAGCGCTCAATACTGACGGGCTATCACCCGATCAAAAGAAGGGGCTAGAAGCCGATCTGAGAGGATTGCTTGATCAGCAAAGTGCTTTCGATCGCTTGCAGCAAAAGATTGGCATCACCGCAGACAAAGGACGGGATCTCAGTAATGCATTTGCTGAGATGAATTCTAAGTTAGAGGAGGTGAAACGACAGTCAGAGAATGCGTTTAATAAAGGCGTTACTCAAGATCTAAATGATCAATTAGCTAATTTTGGTACCGATGCAAATGCGAGCATTTCTGCCCCGGTGAAGTTAGCCCGACGAGAACTAGATAAGGCGAATGCTGAATTTGAAGGTAACAAGCAGGTTCTAGATGAGTTAGGGCAAAAACTCAAAGACCCCGAAACGATCGACAAACTGAACAGTATCAGGATCGGTTCGACGGGCAAATCAGTTAATTTGCAATCTACGATCGCTGAATTAGAGCTTGCCAAAGGCACCGCAAGCAATGATGTTAAGCCAATTCTTGAGAACCTGATCAACTATAAAAAAGCTCAGGATCAAGAGACATCGCTCGAAAAAGAAGGGGGCGCGGCAAGAATTGCCCTCAGAAAGGCTGAGGAACAAGCAAAACTTGCTGAGATTCAGAAAGCCGAGGCTCAGCGCGAATCAGAGATTAAACGCACTGCTAATACTGCTCAGATTGGTCTATTGCAGCGTCAAGCAAAGGGGAATGAGTTTGATTCTGAAATCCAGGTCGATAGTGCGAAACAAACCCTCTCGAAGGGGCGGGCAGAACTTGACAGCACGAAACAACAACTAGACGCTATTGAGTCAGCCTATGCTGCAAACCAGATTTCGGCTGAGGAGTACGAAAAGCAGCGGCGTGAGATTGGAGATCGGATTTCTGATCAAGAGGTTCAAAATGCTCAGAATGAACTCGCCCTAGTTAAGGCGACCGAAGCGGCAAAACTTGCCGAAATCGATCGGGCGGCAAAACAGCGCGAGGCACAGATCAAGCAGGCAGAATCGCGGGCATCGGTGGCGCTGATTGGGGATAAGACTCGTAACTTAGTCTCTGATAATGAGTTTTCCATTGCTCAGGCTCGCAACTCGATCGGCACTGATACCGCCCAACAGTCAAACGTTCAAGCCCAAATTGATGAGCTAGATGCAGCGTTCGCCCGTGGCACTGTCAAGCGTGAGGAGTACACCAAGCGCAGTCAAGAATTAGCTAACAGCCTCGCGGATCTCAATGTTAAGAAAGCTCAGGATGAACTTGCTCTAAGAGAAGCGATCGATAAGAAGATCCTAGAATCTCGAAAGCGCCTCATCACGGGGGCAGGACTTGATCAGGGATTGCTCGGCAATAAAGGGCAAGCGGCACTGATTGGGGTCGATTTGGGCGAGTCTCAGAAACGTTTGAGTGCTCAAAATGCTGAGCTAGGTAACTTACAGCAGCAATTGCAAGAGGCGTCTGCCCCCGTCGAGGGTGACATCTTTGCTCAAATTGGGGCGGGAGATCGCTCGGCTAAGGTTAAAGACGTTGAAGAGAGAATTAACCGCATCACCGCAAGTTCTGTCGAGGAACGTACCAAGATTCGAGAGTTAGAGCTACAGCAGGATCTCAAACTGATTCAGGCTAAATCTGAGGCAGAAGATAGAGCCTTAGACCGCCGGAAAACTGCCCTCGATGCTGAGCTAAAGTTGAGCCAAGCGATCGCGGATTCTCGGCAGAGTCAGATCAAAATCGGCATAGATCGTCAGGGTGAGTTTGTCGATGCATTTAAGCAATTGCAAAGCAAGAGCGCCGGAAAGCAGCTCAGCAGCGTGCTTAAAAATCAACTTGGGGAGGCGAATTTCAACACCTCCGACACTCAGCGGGGCGTGATTGATGCCTTGCAGAATAAGCAGGCGCTAGAGGCTGAGGCAGATAGGGAAAAGGTTTCAGCGCTCTTGCAGCAACAGAATCTAGAGCGAGAGTCTGTAAAACTTGGTTTACAGAAAGAGCAGATTAGCGCCCGAACTGCACTGATTGAAGCGAAACGGGTTGAGTTACTGGCAAAACAGAATCTATCTGAGGCTCAGGGCGGGCTTGCTAAGGCAGTTCGATCCGGTAATGTCGATGAGATTCAGGCGGCACAGGCTCAGGTTAAATTTGCTCAAGAGGGCGTGGGGCTTGCTTCTGAAGGTCGAGGGCTTGCTGAGTTGAACGCTCAAACTGTTGATAGTAAAGTGCAGCAGGAACTTGCAGCAAATGACTTTAGACAAGCTCAGCAACGATCTGAACTTGACGCCCAAACTCAAGCGGGTAAGAGAGCACGAGATCGGGAGCTGGCATCGACGGCAGACGAAGTTAAATTCACAGGACAGCTAAACTTTAGCGGATTCGCTGAAAGTGCCGCCCTGAATGCCCCGCAAACGAGCGGATTGCCTTCGATTCTGCCAAGCGTAACGCCTAACACAAATCAGGTAAACGGTAATGTCAACACAGCGGCGAACGCAACGAATAATAGTGATGTGGTTGCCAAATTAGAGCAGCTATATAACGGGATTATCGAACTGGCGAATAAGCCACGATCGTTAACCTTTAACACTGCTCAACCTGTTGACGATTACGCTAAATTTCTCAATGATGCAGCGGGGCAATCGCTGAGGGGAAATTAAGCAGGGGTAAGCATTTTAACGTCGATCGGATCTAAGTTTAACTTGAGTGCTCTCGTTAGACGTTTCAACAGTTCTTCGGCGCTGATTGGCTCTAGAATTTCAGGCAGGCGATCGTAGTGTGGTAGGTCGAGATTTGCCCAGACCTTCCCATTGAGTGCGAAGGTAATCGTCTCTCCTCCTAATTTGAGGACAGCGAGAAAGGTTCCTTCAACGCATGGCTCGCCGTTGTTTAATTTCCAAGCTTTGAACCCGACCGGGCTGATTCGATAACTCGGATCAGCCTTTTTCTGCATCAGTTGAGCCTCGACCATTTGATTGGCAAGGGCAATGAACAGTAGATCGCTTTGAGCATACAGCTCAGCGATACTGTAGTAAGAGTCAGATACATATCGAAAATCACACTTCATATGCATGTGATGCTCATCTAACTCGAAGCGTTCTATTGATCCGGTGCGAATGTAAAGATCTTGGCTCATGGTCTACCTCTCCAACGGCTAAGCCATTTTAGACCAGGGTAGGAATTATGAGGCAGTTTGAGCGGCTGCCTTATGACTCGCGTTTTAACCCTCTCGATCGACGCTTTCACCCTAACGCTAGGCGATGGCTCTACCTCTCGCTTTGCTCAGAATGGCTATGAACGGGTGATTAGCTCGACGGGCGAAACAGAGTATTCGCTATTTGGCACCCCGATCGATGATGGCAATCTCTACGAATCTAAATTCGTATGGACGCTTCAAGCCTACGTTGCCGTGGATCAATGGCGCATTTTATGGGGCATCTTCCAACGATCGGAACGCAAGCGCCGGAATCAGCAAGACTACTCAATCACAATTTCTGATTACGTGTTGCCCTACATTGAGGACGCCACAACGCCGAGCCGATCGCTTGCCAGTGGGGGCAGTATCGCAACGATTAGCGGCGGCGGCATTGCCTACCCTGCTGTGTACAAGTGCCGAATGTTTGAGCCAAAGGCTGAAGAGTCAGGCAGTCTGAGATATAAATATTTAGCCCGGTTTGTGCTCAAAGAACTAGACCGGGTGAGCGCATGATTAATTTATCGATTCGCAATTATCAGATCACGATCGCGGGCTTAGACTGCACTGAGGCGCTCTTAAGTTTTAGAGGCAGTGACTCTAAGCTTGATCAATCTGGTTTAATCACCTTTACGGGTGAGATTGTCTTGGGCAAGCCTATCGGATTTGAGAGCTTAGACGATCGTAAAAATACCCGATGGTCACGGGGTAAGGCAATCTCAGTAAGGCTTGCTGATCAATCAGGCACCTTACAGCCCTCGCCCCGAGGGAGTGAGCTATTTATTCTCGATGCATCATTTGATCTGAAGACTCGCAAACTTACCCTCAGAGTAGGCGATATCTTTGCTCTAATGGACTTCAAAGAGGGCAAGGGGGACGTTTCAGGCATCTGCTTGGGCACGAGCACCGCCCGAACTGCGTTGATTAATACTCTGCTCACAGCAGCGGGCTGCCCTGCTCTATCGGGTAGCATTCCGGGGTTTCTCAACAGCCCCACGCCTCGCCTACTTGAAGGAAATTATCTACAGCAAGCGGGGGCAATTGCAGCAGCGGCGGGATACTTTCTATGGGTGGATGATGGCACCCCAACGGCGAGCGCAATCAATACTGTCCCAACTTCAGCCCTACTAAGCATCGATTTGACTGAGCAGGGGGCAATTTACGATCGCTTGCAAGGTGAGCAGCCATCTCAACGAATCAGCGTTGCGGGCAAAGCAATCTATGTTAAGCAGACGGGCGACACCACAGAGATCTCAAGTACTGAGCTAGGAACTGCACTACTTGCAGGCGCTAAGTCTGATGCTCAAATTATTATCAAATCGACCTATACGATCGATAGTTTTAAGCGCAGTAGCAAAACTCGTAAGATTCAAACCTTTATTCAAGAGCCGCTCGGGGTACTATTCCCCGACGATACTCGCTATGCAGGCGTGACGGCGCTAGTTGATTCGAGCTATCAACTCGAAACCTACCAATACGAAACGAGTAGCCCCATCGCGGGCACATCGGGATCAACAAAGTGTCAACAGGGGAACCAGGGCAGGCTTAAAACTCACACAGTCGCCATTTCTCGACCGCTAGGGGTTGTTCTGCGAGAAGTTTATGCAACTTACCCGGAAACGGTAGAACTCACGAATAAGACTGATCTCACCCTATCTGAGCAGACCACTACTAGCTATGAGTACGATGTTGGATTAGTAGGAAGGGTGACAAAGATCGAGGATGAGGACGCTCAACCGTCAGAACTTGAGAAAGTCGGCACAGGAACCCGCATCACTATCACGAAACGACAGGCGATCGGGTCACTGATTCCGAGCGAGTTTGCCTATGATACGAGCCGACCGCAAGTAGTTTCACCCGTTGAAATGGTCAACTCGGAACTACAGATCAACTACTGGCGAGAAAGGAATCTCGGAGAATGGACGGAACGAGAGCAGCTCTATAAATCCTTAGCTACTGTTCAGCCTACGATCGTAGAATTTATTCGTGAACAATATGCCAAAGATGGGTTGTACCCTGATCCTCGTGACTTGGTGAGATTGATTTCGACCACAGATCAAACAACCGTCTCTAACTCGGGGCAAGCTCAGCCGCCCGCTGCTGATACCTATCCCGCCCCATTTACGACTCAAGAGGTAACGGTTAAAGGTAGAGCTAATTTTCCCGTCGATGCCATCACACCCTATCGGCAACGCACGAAAGAGCTAAGCTTTGAGTATTTATCGACGGTGAGTAGTGGCACGCCTGCGATCGGGGTTGCACAGGCTGAGGCAGAACGACTCGCTAAGATTTGGGGCGTGATTCTATGGGGGCGCTACAAGGGCGCAACCCTTACCACGAGCCTAGAAGATGGATGGCTTGATTATCGCCCGTTATCACGCGCTGATGTGGTCGAGAGTGATGGCGTTGCGGCTTACCTTGCCGATGGGTTTGCGATCGCAATGTCTGATCGTCGCTGTGTTGTCTCTTTCGATGGGATGCTGCTAGGTTTTACTGATGCAGGCAACATCGAAACCATCACCCCAATTTATCAACAGACCGATGAGGGGCAATTTGCGCTCGGGTTCGCGGTGGGGATTAACGATCGGGATTATGATCTAACTCCCATCACAGCGGCGGGTCAGTTTGCGCTCGGGTTCGCAATTCGACCGCAATCCGATATGTTTGGTGAGTTTGCCTTGGGATTTAGTTTCTTGGGGCAGTCAAACCCTGAGCAAGGGCGGTATGCCTTGGGGCAATCGAGTGATGGCATCGGCTCGATTGATTGGGATGGGCTGAGCGAGAGCCAATGGGAGAATAGTTTAACCGTGGGGCAGTGGGGCAATTTAGGCTGGTTTGTCGCTCACTTATGAACCTCAAATAAGTTTGTCGCTCACTTATTGCCAAATATGAACGACAAACTTTTCATTTACCAATCTCCGGCGATCATGTGCTCAAATGATGCATAAATGACGCCTTGATAACCGCATTTTGGGCACTTACCCGCCCATCTTGGGAATTGCTGACGAACCTCATCAGATGTCATCCCACTTGAGGCGATTGGGTCGAAATTTACGGGATGTTCGCAAGTCTTAGCGGTGGCTAGTATTGTTCTGAGATCAAAAACTTTCATAAGTTCTCTAAATTAGAGGCGCGATCGTGGCTGCATTCTACCCCCTACCCGCAGTGCATTAGATAAGGTTTAGACCACGATCGCTGATTGTATTTTAATTTATGCAGGGGTGAAATCAACATAGTATTCTTTGCCAACTTCAAACTTTGCAAATGCCACAGGGTTAAGAGTTGCGAGGGAAATCGATCCGGCGGGGGTCAAATTGAAAAACTCTTCATTCTCAGGGCTGCCCGTAAAAACTGGCTGAAAACTGACGCTGCCACAATCCGGGGCATCAGTTGCAGGGGTTTTACTGAAGCATTTGAATTTTGCCCGAACACTCATCGTTTTATCTCCAAGATTCTGCACGCCATTATAAACACGCCTGAGCATCTGCATGACAGAGCATCAGCTTAAAAAGCTCTAATTCGTCTGATGTAAGGACGTGATCACCGATCGTAATTTTCACCCAACCCTTATCTAAGGCTCTAATAGCGGCATGTATTTGGGCTTGGTTATTAAGCAGATCTGTATGGATAGACAGCTTTAGCGGTTGAACATTATCCCAGTGCTCTAACTCTGCTAGAGCCTCGCCCGCCGTCTCGCCATTGTCGAGCAAGCGTGTTTGCCCATCGGGTGTATCAAAATGTTTTTGCTCAGCATAGAATCTGAGGGCATTCCTCGCGACGGATAGCTGCTTTAATAGCTTGGCTTGCTCGATCGTAATAGTTTGTTTCATTGGTTGTTTTGCGTTCTACTCAAACGTCGCTCACTCGCCTTCCTTCTCTCTTCGGCGGCTCTCCAATCTATGAACTCGCACAACAAGCCTTTTAACTTAAAGACCTTAAACCAGATATCGATCGCCTCCATCACGAGCAAGCCTAGCAGCCACAGCGCCCCGACAATGCCAATCATCCCGACAATTACACAACAAGCTACAACGTAGGTATCGCCCATGATTCTCTAGGTTAGGGGTGCAATCGGGCTACATTTCCACCGAGCGATGAATGTTTACTGCCCGATCGCTCAACAATTATAAGGGCTTTAAGCTATCAGGATTAACAAATCTGCCGAGCGTTACAGTACCTTGATGATGAGCGCCATGAATGATTGGATCTAGCCCTGCATATTTCTCTAAAACCAAGTTGATCGCCTCGGAAATATCAGCAGCAATAACATTTTCGTGAGAGTTGGTACGGTAGTTATGCTGACCCGCAATATTGGTCAATCTGACAGACCACATCGATAAATTGCTCATCGTTTTGCCTCAATTTGGTTTCAGTATGCCCGATCGTAGGAAATCTAGCGCTGATCCTTCGAGGTTGGGCAATGGCGAGATACTTTTGTAACGATTGGGTAAGCTATCATTTTATGCTGCCTTTTACAGGTGGCACGTTGCCCAATGCGGCAAAATACTATCTTTGCTTAGCTGATACCACACTATTGACCAGGGCAAGCACACGGGCGGATTTTATCGCCGCTGAGCTACTGCAAACCAATGGCTACGCACGATCGAACCTCGTTTTCTCAGCAGGTAGTTTTAGCAATCCTAACAAGCGGTATGATGCGGCTCTAGTCACAGGCAGCTTTGCAGCATCGGGCGGATCGTTCCAGTTTCAAACCGCTTTCTTAATTGCAAACGGGCACGCTACTGCAAATAAGACGATTTCCGATACAGATATAAACGCAAGTACAAACACAATCACCGCAACGGCTCACGGGCTAAGCAATGGGGCTGAGGTACTGCTCACGGCTCAAGGTGGATCGACGCTGCCGAGTGGAATCACGAGCGGCACAATCTACACGGTGATCGGCACGACTACCAACACATTGCAGCTTTCATCGGATGGAGTGAGCGCGATCGATATCACGTCTACGGGTTCGGGTAATTTCTACGTTCGCTATGTTCCCGATCGTATTGTCTTACTTGATGTTCTTTCCGATCCTCGATTATTGCTAGATGGTAAATCGTATGAATACGATCTCTACCTTGCAGGAATGAATACTACGTATGGGGTAGGCGTGTAATGCAGACAGGGTATGCGGTAGCGACTACTGCCAATCTAAGAGCCATTACTTCAAGCCGCCGGATCGATGGGATGGCAAAGACGATCGTGGCTAAGAAAAAATGGTATCAATACGATGCCATTGCTACGGGGCTTGTAGACGATGACGACACGATTTTAATTCCCGATGATAATATCGGCGCGTGGCTCGTGATGCATCCGAGCGATGGCAGCGGGGGAGGTGGGGGAGGTGGATCAGCCCTAGCAACAGTGCAGAATGGTAAGCCTACCGGGGCATCAGATACCGGATCGATCGTGGCAGATAGTAGAAGCGATCGAGGGACTCTATGGGTAAAGACTTCAAGCGATTGGCAGCCCTTTGGATTCAGATCGATTTACCGTAGCGTAGATCAAAGCGTTATCTCTAGCGATTATGACGGGTCGATCGATAATTACATCGACACGATCACCCCTGATTTTCCCGGTCAAATCCTAGTGATCTATGAGTCTTTCCCCGGATATAGCTATATGTATTACTACATTTCTTTGCCTGAAATTGTGACAACTCGAACGAGCGGTTTTTTTAAGTGGATAGAATTACACTCGCCTCAGTCGTTTTATGACCTATGAGCGATCCACTGCAACTGATTCGGCAAACCCAAGCGGAAAATCAATACCGCTACGCTGAGCAGCAGGACAGACAGCAGCGCATCGATCAGCAGCGGTCTAAGAGTTACACGTATCAGGGCTATAACGCTGAATCAGGGCAATCAATTATCAGCAATGGCGACGATAGCATTAATGTAAATGGCAGCAATACGAATGGACTGATTAAACCGAATCAATCTGTTAAGTATCTGCAATCGGGGAATCAAAACACGATCGATCAAATGCCTCGACCGAAACGCACTGAGGATCAGACAACCTCTAGCGTTAGCGGCAAAATTAAAGTTCTGTTTACTATTGCTGAATCTAATTCCCTTAGCGTGTATGTGGGCGGGTGGAAATCTTCACCCGTAAAGCTTGCCACCTATCAGAATCAGGGTATAGGTACCCCATACTTGAACAATTTAGGCGGCGATCGGTTTATTGTTAGTTGGTTATTAGTTGATAGCAACGGCACCCCGATCGATGTAGTTGTAAAAACCAATGCAGGGGGATGGACACTAAAAGAGCTTCATCCTGATACCGATATCGCGTCTCTATTTCGTGCTTCTGATGGGCGATATTTGGGCAAGAATTTAGGCTTTGGGGTGTGGCGATTTGAAACTTTGGGCGTGCAGGTTGGCTCGCCCCCGGACGTAACATCTAACAGTATTCGAGGGATCTGGTATCGGGATATTTTGAGATCAGCCGATTACCTCGATCGTGTCACAACTACAGATCAGTACGAGGATTCGCTCTCTGAAGGTACGATTTTCTTGCTGCCCTCGCGGGCTGAGTCGGTTTCTATCTCTAGCAGAATTCCAGGGAGCGGGGCTGATCAATCTGCCTTCTATCGAAATGTCTTAACGTCTAACGCCTTTTTGGTCAATTCACCTCTGACAAGATCTTACGGCTATCGCAATCACACCACACAAACCAGCGCGAACGGTCGCCAGTTGCAAATTCAGGGCGATTCAGGGCTGTTTTTGTTTAAGCAGCTTACTGAGCAGATGTTGCTACCGGGTGTGTTTGATGACAACGATTTCAGGCAACTAACCGATAACAGCGCTGTTAATTCCCTCGTATCGGTCAATTGGGTAGGTGAGAAACTGCTCAGCGTGCCCGCTTTTCTAGATGGCACTACATTAAATTTTGCATTCGATCAGCCTGCAAAGTTCAAAAGCACGATCGAGGTAACAGTAGTCGAGAGTGAGTTTGCGCCTGTAGTAGAGATCGAAGGATTCCAGATCCCGGAATCACGCCGCTTTAAGGCAAAAATCTATCCTCTCAAATCAGGACTTAACCCCGACAAAACAGCAATTTTTGCTGCATCCTATCATCCCAATTAGCCACTATGGACACTCTAAAACTAATTCGTGAGCAGCAGGCGATCAACCGTCTGCAATACGCCAAAAAACGCCAAGCTGAGATCGATGCTGAGGAAAGCAAAGAGCAGCTCAGCGGGCGAATTTTGGGCACTAACGCCGAGTTGGGGGCTGTAATGGTGGAATTGGACAATGGCGGCACTTTGGCGTGCCGTAGTGTCACGAGCGGCAATCTCAAGCCATCCTCAAGAGCGATCGTCACTCTTAATGGATCTCAAGCTTGGGTGGATGGGATGCCAAACTAAACGATCCAATAGTCTTGCCTAACAAAATCTTTTGGATCTCTCTCAAGCCATTTGCAAAGCAAAAGAAATTCTTCAAGCGGTATTTTTTTCCAATGTTCTGCCCGACTTAGAGATATAGGATTCAGCCCTGTTTCACTTTTTAGCTCTCGATAGTTTCTTCCCTGCCTTTTTAGAGAGATCGAAACTCCAAGAGCAGGCAGATCGATTAGATCCATAGGATCAGGAATGCAACTCATACCTCTAGGGTACTAAAAATATGGCAAGTAGGAATGATGCAGCAGTAACTTGCCCTGCTGCTTATGCCCTCGGGATTTATCAAAAATATCAACGGTCGGCAAACTCTTGAATATCCCACGATCGAGGAGATCAGCGGGCTATCTGATGCGTTGGCAGAATCCCAATCAGCAGAGATTGATAGCAATGCTTCGATCGGGCAACCTGTTTACATCAAAAATAGCGGGCACTTAGGGCTTGCTCAGGCATCATCAGCAGCATCGGCGCGAGTCGTAGGGCTTATCCTGGCAGATGCTCAATCAGCCACAAGTGCCGACTATAGCAGCATCGGCGTGATCGAAAGAAGCGATTGGACAGCGATCACAGGCTCGTTACTGCTCAGCGTTGGATCAACTTACTACCTCAGCCCTAATTCGGCGGGAATGTTGACTACAACAGCCCCTCAGAACTCAGGGCTTTTCGTTGTGGCGATCGGCATCGCCAGCACCGATCAAAAGCTCTCTCTTGATATTCAGCCCCCTATCCTGCTTTAGAAGATATGACAGCTCGAAAGCCCCTAGTTTTGGTTAATGGCTCAATTCAACAGTTGCAGGCAGGCGACACACTGAATGCATCTGTGAACGAGGTTGATGTAGTTAGCTTGACCAATGCCAGCGGCGGATCTGCCGTCATTGGCACCCCGGTTTATATCTCGACCGCTGGCAGTTTTGCACTCGCTAAAGCAGACGCTAGCGGAACGATCGAGGCGATTGGACTCGTGCAGTCGTCAAGCATTGCAAATAGCGCCTCGGGTAGTGTGCAGACTGATGGCGTTTTAACAGCTACCACGACTCAATGGGATGCTGTCACAGGCGCGACGGGCGGATTAACGGCGGGATCTGTTTATTATCTCAGCGCTGCTACAGCAGGCAGAATCACGGCAACCGCTCCAAGCTCTACAGGTCAGTATGTGATGCGGGTAGGTCGGGCACTTAGCACCACTGATTTAGACATTACAATTCTTCAGCCGATCTTGCTGTAATGGCGTATTTTCTCAATTGGGTTAATAACACGATTTCTAGAATTGCGGCGATCGCGGTGAGCGCTGGCAGTGCTGACGCGGATAAGTTGCCCGCCACAAATAGCAATGGAATTTTAGATAACTCGTTTATTAATTGGGCATCGCCGGGATCGATCGGGAGTACAACGCCGAACACTGCTGTATTTACAGGGGCAACGATTGGATCAAATACAGCCAGCAGTCCAATTCTGGCGATCAATGGGGTTACAGGATCGGGGCGAAACCTTAACTTTCAATCGGCAGGCGTGGGACGCTGGACTGTTCGGGCAACGGCGGGTGATGATTTTGAAATTGCAGCGCGTGATGATACTGGGACGCTGATCGATAGTCCACTGTCGATCGCAAGAGCATCGGGGGGATCGATTACATTTGCTCGGTCGGTTGTCATTCCCGGCGGCACGATCAACAACGCCACGATCGGAGCAACAACAGCAAGCACAATCAGAGGCACAACGCTAACCGCAACAAGCACAACCTCAAGCACAACAACCGCTACAGGCGCTCTGATTGTGGGTGGCGGGGCGGGAATCACGGGAAATATCAACGTTGGAGGCACCTCTCACAGTTTCGGATCAAATGCAAATTCTTTCACATTCTTCGGGGTTAATGGTGCTGTTGGGGGAAATCGCCAGTTAGTTTTTCAAACCGCAGGATCAACCCGTTGGAATTTTTACACAAACTCAACGGCAGAATCGGGCAGTAATGCAGGATCAAATTTCCTTCTTTCGTACTACAGCGATGCGGGCGCATACTTAGGGGATATTTTCTCAGCAACTCGAACTGGATCACTCTCGATTGTAGCGGCAACCGCATTTACCAACACAACTGACAGTAGTTCATCTACGACAGGAACAACCTTTGCGGGTGGGGCTGGGGTTGCTAAAAACCTAAATGTAGGCGGCAATTTCGCCGTAAGTGGAACGCTAAAAGTTAGCTCGGGCGGATCAACAATAACCCGCGTTTTGTTAGCGTCATCTTCAACTTTAGACACTGTAAGTTTTGCGGCGTCCGAAATCAAAACAGCTACCGTCACAGTGACAGGAGCGGCGATCGGCGATCAAGTCAATGTCAACCCAAGCTCATCAACACCAAATACAAACTTTAGTGTATGGGGTTATGTGAGCGCTACAAACACAATCACAATCGTAGCTCAAAACCGAAATACAACAACATCTCAAAGCTTTTCGGGTAACGTTAAGGTTTCAGTACTTGGATAACTAAAATGACTATCAATATTATCGATCTGAGCAATATTCTAGTTAATGGTGAAAATTTTGGAGCTGTCGCAGATGCGATCGCGAACAATCCGGGCTTAGCCTCAGACATCCAAACCGCTTTGCAAGAGTGGTGGACAAAACAGCAGCAATCATTTAACGATGAGAAAGAGCAAATGATAGCAGGGCAACAGCAAGCGATTATAGAGGCGATTGCTAACGCCAACACTCAAAGCGCTGCCCAGATTGCAGAGTACCAAGCGCAAATTGCAGCATTAACACAGGAGCTAGAATCGCTCAAAAACCCGCCCACGCTTGCAATTGATTGGGCTAACTTCCGTTTAGGAATGCTCAATAATGAAGCCTATCAGCGGCTCGCGATCGCCATCATTGGCAGCAGTAACCAGGGAAACTGGACGATCACAACACTGCAAAATGTTGTAGCGATGGACTCGCCCCGCGTGGATCTGTTGATTCGCTTTTGGAATGCTGCCTTGTTGCTGACTCCGATCGGTTTGGAGCCAAATTCAACTGAAGTTGATCTATGGGCTGAAATTGCAAGGCAGGCAAACGTGCCGATCTCGTTTGAGAGCAGCGGCATCATGATCCGAAGTTAGGCTTGGCAAATTTTGCCACTTTCGCCAGATTGAATAGTTGCCAATCGAGATCGAATGCTGGATGCATACCAAACACCACCGCGAGACGTTTTGAAACCTTGAGCATTGAGACATTCAGCGATCGTGTAATACCCCTTACCTTTCTCTCTAAGCTCGATCGCCATTTCTATCGCTTCTCGTGTTGCCTCTCTCGCTTTATTGTGGGCTGATGTTCTGCCAGCTTTGCCAAGCTCTACACCTTCATTTTTGAGCACCCTTAAAGCTGCTTTCGTCCGGCGGCTGATCTCTTGCCGTTCTTCATCAGCAAGCATTAGCTTCACTTTTAGCTCTAAGTCGCTCATATTGGGGTTTTCGGCGATTGTTAACGGTGGGGTTTTACCGTTGTAGATCTCCTTTTCAATAAATCGCAAAGCATCGCTCATTCGTCTTGATAATCGATCAAGTTTAGCGACCACCAAAACAGCGTTGTGAGCATTGCAGCAAGCGATCGCTAAATTGAATTCTGTTCTGTCATACAAAAGGGTGTGTCCGCTGATTGTTTCTGTAAACTCAGCAATAATTGTTTTATTTGTTAGTTGTGCATAGCGACGGCAGAGATCTAGTTGAGCTTCTATCCCTAATCCTGACTGCTCTTGCCCATCCGTTGAGACGCGAGTGTAAATCACAACTTTCTCAGAATCCCAATTAATCAAAGCCTGTCTCATGTGTCTCACCCAATTTGTAGTATATAAACGGTAGGATTAACGCCCGTTAATTAACACTTAGTACAATATGTTATACTACGAAAAGAGACAGAAGCAAAGCAAATCAACGCATTTCGGCTTTTCTGTCAAGAGTATTTTCACAATTTGTATTAGTTATGAGCGATCAATGGAAACCGATCGAGTATCCTAGCTGGCATACTAGGGGTGCTTATGTCAAGGGCATAATCTCATTTTCAGAAGTAAACCCATCCACAAAAATCAACACATCATCAAGAGCGTCGAGTCCCAAGATAGGTAAACGCGAGAAACAAAGAAGAGATCGGATATTAAAACAAATAGAGTTAAGTCTTTCTCGTGTTCCTAGATCTGAAGGGTTTCCTGAAAAGCTTCATCAAATACAGTTGTGCGAACAATTGGGCGGGGAAATGGAAGTGTCTGCTGCCTTTGGGCAGATTGATATCCTGACAGACACGGAATTAATTGAGGTGAAGCATTACTACCAATGGAAAAGCGCGGTCGGGCAACTCCTAGCCTATTCTCAGAGCTATCCAGACAGAATAAAGCGACTGCATTTATTTGATGTCCCAAACCCTAGACGCTTAGACCCGATCCGCGCATTCTGTGACGCTTTTGATATCGTGGTTACAGCGGTCTATATAAGCCAATAAGTCTTATAGTATGAAGCGAACAGATTTTAGGACTTAATCAAATGCCAGCAGGCGGTAAGCGTCCGAATTCCGGGCGGAAATCAGAATGGAAGGGTGAGGCTGAGCGAATTCGACTGCCGATCGAGCATCATCAATTTTTGTATGAGATAGCTAAACGCCTTGATAGTGGCGAGAAGCTCACCGTTTTGAGCGAGGGTGAATTAGGGGCAGAAACCAAAGAAGATACGATCGTGATTACTGCCGATGAACTGAAGGAGCACCTTAGAGCGATATCGAATCGTGTTGATGTGAGATACAGACCTTCACTAAGTCGCCAGTTTAACAACTTGATCAAAACCCTGAAAACGTCAAAACCGCCCCAAGGTTAGGGCGGCTTGATTCAACAAGGTTGCTTATTAAGATAATTTAGACGATCCAAGCCGAAATAGTGCCATCCTCTCGCCTAATGGTGATCGGCTCTAGCTCATCGGATTCGAGGCTGATGCCAACCTCTTGCAGCAGCCTCGAAGCTCTCTCATCGCCCTTGTGGGCAGCGTCGATCGCTACATCGACAAACCTGTCATACTCAGATCATTGGGGCGGGCTTTTGATGTCTAGCGGCTTCAATTCTTCCTCAGCATCCCAAGATTCCGCGGGCAAGTTCCGATCGTGTTCTTCATTGTCTAAGCGCATCAGCAGCCCCTTGACTGCATAGTAAATTGCCGCAAAAACAAGTTCCTCAGCTTTACTATTGGTTTCAATTTTGCCGTGCTTATCTTCATAAAGCCGCCAAGCCGTTGCCAGTATTGAGCTTGTCTCGTCATCCTCGCAAAACGATCTGTAGATGTCCTCGGCATATTGCTGAGGCGTGCAGTTTGGTTGATTTTTTTCTACAGGTTCAAACTGCTGCTCTTGACAGTGCTGATGTTTGGCAGAGAACCCCAGTAAAACCAAGCCATAAATTTCGAGAGGCATCGGGAAAAGGGGCAACAGTGAGATAGTTTGATTGCATCGCTTGCAAAGCAGGGTTTGTATGTCCGGCATTACACACCACGGGGTAGACCTATCGATATGATTACTCATTGTTTTATTGCCTGATTTCATCAATTACCATCAGCTAAAAACGACGCTAAACCGCCGCTGTAATGGCGATTGACGCCGATTAGTATCTCTTGATCCGATAGTTCAGAAATATCGTTCTCATCCTCTAAATCTGTCCAACCGCCGAGGCAGTCTGAAACCCACGATCGAGCCTCTTGAATTTGTTTTTCAGAAACCTCGTACTCCCTACCTTTAATCTGAATGTTCACTGCCCAAACTCCCGCTTTACCTCACGATCGACCTTCTCACGATCCCATCCCCAAGCCTGTGCCATGCTGAGCAAGTACTCTCGATAGAACGATCGCACCTCTGCACTATCTGACTCAAAAATAGAGCCAAGCCAGAATTTAGGATCGTCCAACTTAACCTTAATGCCCAATGATTCGCACCTTGCCATCGCTGCGAAGGGTTTCCACCGCTTGGCATAGGCAATTTTTCGCCATTGCCGGAAGTAGGCAATGGCTCCCGCTTTAGATGCCAGTGCTATCGACTCATCGATAAACGAAACTAGCTGCCCATCAGGGCTAACAAGCCTTACCGAGGCTTGAGGCTGCTCTGTTTTGCAGTGAGGGCAAATAAGCAACGACGCCGCGATCGACTTATCACAGTGAATGCAAGACTTGACAGGGGCAGAACCCTCGCCCTTGGCTTTGTATTGCAATACTGACTCATCGATCGACTCTGAGAGCAATTCTATTTTGGGGTGCAAACCGCTGCCATCCCCGGCAAAGTCCCAATTTCTGGCAAAGTCCCATACATGCCCGAATTGTTTGCCAGCGTAGGGACGAGAGACTCTGCCAACGATTTGAACATAGCGATCTCTAGACTTGATTTGCCGAAATAGCAAGCAATGCTGAGTAACGGGGGAATCCCATCCCGTCGAGAGTGCCTGCACACAGAGCAGATTGCACTCACCCGATTCATAGGCTTGCATGTAGCGCTCATAGTCGCTCTGACTCACGCCATCCCCTACGATTTCAAATCTAATCCCTTTGGAGGATCCGATCGCTTGAATCGTCTTTGCCTGAGAACGTCCATTCTTGGCTGCTTTAGTAAATCCCACGGCATAGCGTGGGGCGATTCTTAGCTCTCTGCATTTACCGAGCCATCGATCGAGCATCGAGGAGATTGCAGCATCAGAATCTAGATCTAGTTTTTCATCCTTCTCTAGATCCTCGCGGATCACGCTGTGATATTGCAGCGGGGCGAGATATCCTCGTTCCTGCAATTGCAGGTAAGAGGGCGAATTCACTAGGGCAGTGTTTCTCTGCAAGTTTCCATGACGCTCGTCGATGCCCATGCCTCTGTTAAATGGCGTGGCGGTGAAATTCAAGATTAATTTCCAAGCCCATAGCTCATAAGCTTTCTCAGCCTCTTTGAAAAAGGCGGCTGAGTGCCCCTCATCAAGGATCACAACATCCGTATCTTGTAACCACTGGTGAAGCGCTGCCCCCTTTGCCTGCAAGGTCTGAAGGGTAACAATTTGAATGGGGGCATACTCATTTGACAGCTCGGGGAACGCGCCCGAAAACACCCCAAACTTACCCGACAAGCCCTGTTGTATCAACGCCCCGCACATCTGAGAGGGTTCGGATACCGACTTAGTGACCACACAATTAGAGGGTACTAAAATTGTCGTTTTTAACCTCTGTTGATAGGCTCGACGGGCAAATGCTGCCATCGTTGCAGTTTTGCCCGATCCTGTAGAGGCAGAAACTAAAATTCTTCGATGCCCTTCATTAATACGATCGTCTAGATCTGCCAGCATTGTTAACTGATAATCCCGCAACTGGATCGACGGTTGCGGGATGTATTCAGGGATGAGTAAAGGGCGGCTTAGTGGGTAGTTCACCGCCTTAGACCTCCTTAAATGCAACGTGAGCCGAACCATCGTGAATCTCAATCCCGATCGCGCCCTCTGAGTTTTGCCAGTCCTCAATTAGGCTTTGTGGGATATCCTTACCATGCGACTTAAACCACGATTCAACTAGCTCGGCGGGGATGAATATCGAACCCGATGAAATCCTTTCTGGATCGTAGTTCAGCGAGGGATCTTCATCAGGGATCTGAATCTCAGGGGGTGCCGTTGAAACCGCCACAGGTTGAAAGGACAGCACAGGATCGGGCTGTCTTGCGGCATAGTTGGGCGGGGCGTATCCGATGCGGGCGGCAACTTCAGGCTGTCTGTCGATCGGGATATCTTGATAAAAATCCTCAACTTGCTGGATCTCGTATTTTGTTTGATGCAATACAGCATCGAGCTTGATCCGCTCAGTTTGCAGATTCTTGAGATATTCGGTTGCACGATCGAGGCTCAATAGTTCCGACTCACGGCACCGCTCAGCGACCACCGACGCAGCAAATAGACCAAAGGCGGCGGGCAGTCGAATCGAGTTTGCAATATTCTTTGGTTGGGTGAAAGAGACTACAACAAGGGCAGTGCCGCCAAGCCCTAGAAACGTTGAAATAATATCCCAACCGTTGACCTTTTTCGCCTTAGCCTCGGCGTGCTTTTGAAGTTTCTCGCCCATCAGAAGCCACCGATTTGAAATGTAATCCCATTATTGGATTGGTTGCGGGGCGGAGGATTGGACGGCGCTAACACTAGGGACATCACCAGCGATCCTACGATCGCGCTGCCAATTCCCCAAACGATCGCCTGATTGCGAGGCTCGCTACTTGCGCTTTTAATCTGTCGATTCTCCTCTCTCAGAAACCGGATCTCTTGTTCAAGTTGAGCGAAGCGAGCTTCAATCACACCCGATTGATTAGCAATTAACTGGTGATATTGTTGGGCGGCATAGGCTGCCTGCTGTGAGTGTTTGGCGTGATCCTCAGCCCGCCAAGTCTGCCCTAATTGATGCACTTGTCTCTGTTGATGCATAGCTACCCTTTGATGATGTGGTAGATAACGAAAAGGATGGCGATTGGGACGACGATCATTGTCACGGTAGGCAGTCCGATGAAGTGGATCACTGCTACCGTGATCGCTACCCCAATCATTAACTCGAAAAATCCGCTGTTCATACGATCGCGCCCAAGAACGCAAATAGAATAATTCCTGACAAGAACGCGAGAAAGAATAGGATGAAGCGGTCTAAGGTTTGATTTTTGGGTCGATCAAAATCCCAAGAATCAGCCTCTTGCTGTGGCTGTTGCCTTGCTAGAAGGTAGGATGTAACGGCAGACGCTAGACATAGACAGACAGCGATCAATAAGGGGAACTTGCCGAGCATCCCCCTAGAGCCGAAATACCCGACACACATCAAGCCCGTCACAACCAAACCCGACTCGTTCCACCATTCAAGAGCGCCCCTTAATTGCCTCATAGAATCAAGCGGGGCAGACGCCCCGCCGCTAAACATTAAACCGAAAAACCGTAACTAGCTTGGTGGTAATTCACCTCGGCGTGAGCCTGTTGGTGTGAATGCCCGATCGCGGCTTGGGTTTTAGCGTCCACAACGGCGATATGCTGCCCCACATCAGACGCTTTCTTGGTGATTTTCGCTCTTAGATCAGCCGCTTTCTTAGCATCGTCTAATGCTGCCATGATGGGTTGTTCTAAAGCCTTCAACTGTTGGTAGCGTTGAGTCACACCGCCCGCACTGGTAGCTAGAGCGTTGGTTGTCTTCTGTGGCAGTTCGCCCGCCTTAGCGACGGCATTCGTCATCTGAGAGATGATCTGGACATCTTTACGCCCGGATTCTTGCAAAGCTCGCATCGCGCCCGCTGAAGTTGCAAGAGCGATCGAACTGTTTTGAGTCGCGATGTTAGCGGGTGCATGTTGTGTGCTGATTGCATTCTTGACTGCTTTGATTAATCCCATAAAATGAACCTCCGATAGTGAGTATTAGGACAATGAACGTTGAAAATAGAGCGATCGATAGTGGGACGTTTCGAGTTGCTCGGACGTATAGAAGCGCTAAGGCGTAAGTACTTCGGCGTCTAAAACTTCCACATAAGGCTTGAGCACTCGGCTTGTATCGCCCCACTCCTCGATAAAAAAACTGACGATCGCCTCTGCCTGCTGCAACTCATTGGAAACCATGCGAGGGGCAAGCTTGCTTGCCAGTTGCTCAATTTGCGGATCTAGCTGATCGTCAGCCATTCGTCGCGCCCGGTTTAGAACCTTAGCGACGGTTTTATCTGCCCCCGTTGCAATCTGGGCGGCGGCGTCGAATTTCTGCTTTTCAGCTTCTTTCACGCCTTGAGGTTGGGGGTTGGGAGTGCCGAGTTTGTTAGCCTCGATCGGGGTAATCTTGCCGCCCTGAATCTGAGGCTTTTGATCAAAGTTGGATGGCATTAAAATCTATCTCCTGTGCCTGTGTGTAAAGATGTCTACCTTGCTTGCTTCTGTACTCTCGATAGGATGAGTACTTGTGACGGTTTTTAATCCACCCGATGATTAGGATTGCATCGGGTGGGGTGTAGTACCCGTTATCAGACTTTTCAATCTGTAGCCCGGTAAGTATGCGGCGAAATGCTCGCTCACACATTGACTTTTGCACCGATCTAACGACTAGATGATGCAACTCGGGCAGTGTGTAATCGTGCTCTCCTTTACGATCGTCAGCAGCAGCCGACAGAAATTTCACGATGTCATTCGCCGCATTCATTAGCTACCTCTCAACGCTTTAGGCGGGGCTTCTCCAAACAACTCGGCAAAATCTTTACCGACTAACGCACTACCTCGATCTTTCTCAAGAAAGGTGTCGGCAGACTCTAAGAACCGAACATCAGTAGATAAAAACGGCTCGGCGTTAAACGGTTGACTTTTGTGATTTTGCAACCAAACTTTAGGATCTAAGTAATGGGGCTGATTCTTGATCGCTGACAAGATGTAATCAAACAAGTCACCCTCAAAAAAGAACCATTCGCCTACGCCCGTATGGTATTGAGCAAAAAAGCGATGCAGTGTACTTTCTTCCGTTCTACCGCCCTTCATCCAGCCCAACATTTTAAGTCGGTGTGGATTGCCCGTTTGCAGCGAGCCGATTCGCGCCTTCAGATTGGATGTATAGCCAATCTTGACGGCATTAACTTGGGAGCAAAGGACGAAATAAACAAACACGCCTTTTTCGATATCTTTGCCCCAATCGTAGGGATTAGACACCCGTTTATAAGCGTCGGGGTGCGAGGAATTCTCCTCAGCCAGTTCTCTAGCTCTCTGCTCAACCAACTCGTCTAAACAAAAGTCAGTAGCAAGCCACTTGAGATCGGATACCAGCAAATCAATATCCTGAATCTTGCCCCTTAACTTCTTCAGCTTCTCCTCTGCTGTTGAGGTTTTAGAGGCTGATTTTGATTTCGGGCTTGATCGCGGCTTATTGGTGATGAGTGGCGGATCTCGTCTTGGGTCGTCTTTATATCTCATGTTGAGATCTTAATTAGCAACTTGCAGCTAATAATAGCACCCTGAAGCACCTATACAACCGTGGTGAGCAGGTATTTTTTGTGTCTCGTGGTCAAAGCCCGTTAATTCACGTCAATTTCTGTCAATGCTCGTCAATGCATATCATGGCAGCGTATTGAATACCCTTCCCCATCATCACATCGCATTGCTTGCCGCCCTGAGATTTTCGAGAAAAATTGCGAAAAAGTTGCTACGTGTTGCTTTCAGCGCCTTGAATGGCTAAAATTTGGGCAACTGTTGCAGAGGATCGATCGTTGTGCCCAAGAAGCAGATCCGAGTGTATTTAACAATCAAGGATGAAACGAAATCATTATTAGAGCGGTGGGCATCTCAACAGGGGCGACCCATTGTAAATTTGGCAAGTTGGATTGTCGAAAAAGAAGTTGCCAGGGCACAGGCAGCAGGTGAGATCGAATCTGAAGCCCGGGCGATCTCTGCCGAAGTCGTGGCGGCGATGAAAACATACATTGAAGCGCTTTCTACAAACGGATGTATTGATATTTTGGATTTGCAACGATTAGCCGATGAGTTAAACATCCCGTCTGAGCAGTTGGCGCAAAACCTGAAAGACTTGAAAAGGAAAAGGGATAAAAATGGCGCTCGTTAGATCGGTTCCTGTAAATGGCGAAATGGTATTCGAGTTTAAGACCGAAGCGGAGGCGCGAGGAACTTTCGCATGTGATGCCAAATCTGCACTTAAAGCCCTTGAGCGTTGGAACTGCGATCGAGCGGTGGTGCGAATTGCAGGGCAGCCAGAATTGACCATCCCGATCGCTACACTTCGGTTGATGGCTGAGGCAACGCCGATCGTGCAGTTGTTTTTTGCCGATACCTCTCTGCCTACCTCGGTCTTGAAAGTCGCCACAATCAAGGCTGAAGAATCGAGCCGATGGGGGATTGTGAGGATGAGCGATGAGAGGCAGATCGTTATGTCGTCGGGAATGTCGGGCATATTGCTCTCGGGCGTTTCAATCGATCAAACAACCCAATGGAAACGCCCCGAATTCTGGAACTTAGAACACTTAAACGAGTTTAATCAAACATGGCAGCACGAGCTTAGGGAAGATAGCAGCAATGCAATTGAGTATCGATACCAGATTAGAAAGCCAAACACACGAGATCCTTGGGAATGGTATCGATCAAGCTATCGATTGATGAGGGGTGAGGATGGTTTGCTCTATCAAATCTGCACTTTTTTAGATAAAGGCTAAAAAAGCCCGATCGACGATTGATCGGGCTAACAAAACTCTATTTATCACCTAGCAAACTCGTCTGCCGTGGCAACTGAGATTCTAGATTTTCAATGATAAATTTCATCGCTGCAATGCGGTGGGCGGCTTGCTCTCGACTCAATCGACCTAAAAGAATCCAGTCATCGTAAACCCTTTCACGTACAGATAGCTCTCGTTTTGCCTCTTTCAGCGCGGCTTCTAAATCCATCGCAATACCTCTAGCTTTTTACTTCTGATGTCTGCCGCAGGGCTTTGCCCGCCGCCACGATCGCTTCGAGTTTGGCAAGATCGAAGGCTCTCAGCCCCGATTGCAAATGATTAAACTCCTCCCACTTCTCCTTTGCGTATTTGGTCGAGGCATCAAATTTGCAGATCTGGCAAAACTCGCGATAGTCCACGAGCCACCCAAAAGCGGCAATGTTGGCGGCGAATTCAGCGATCGGATCTTCGGCAGGCACTTCAACATCAACGGTGATGAAAACTTGAGGTAGAGCGGGTGCGGGCGGGATTACTGCCAGCCGATCGCCACTAACACACGCGCCTACAACATCATCGAAACTCTCAGCGATCCGATCTCCCACTTTCACCAAATAGACAGAATAAACCCAAGGTTGATCCGATTCATCGGGGGCATCCATACCCATTACAATGCCGATCTTGTCTTCATCCGTCAGGGTGACAACGCTGCCGATCTCAATCCTTGGGACAAGCTGACTGAGATGATTTTTAACATTATCGATCGCGTTCGCTAATTCTTCATTCTGCATCGTATTCACTCTCTACATTTTCAGAAAAATCGCTTTGCCACAAGATAACCTCTTGAATCTGCTCTGACAGATGAGCAGCTAACGGATCGTGTTTGCCAATTTTAATTAAGGCGTCACTTACCTTATTTAGAAGGGGGATCGAACCCTCTTGATAGATTGCGGCTTCGATATCCTCGACGGATAATACCTGCTGAGCGGTTTGCATAGGAACCTCGAAAAATGGTTAGAACGGGAGGTAGGAAACACACGACTGAGAAAACTTTTATCGACCGCTCGCGCCAACAGCGCCCGCCGATTGGTTGATCGGTTGTGCAGGTGTCCATAGTGCCGGGTGAGCCTTGACTTCAACAATCTCGCTAAACATGCAACGCGCTCCTGTCTTGGTCTTAATCGCGTCGGTTAATATCCAATTCTTGTTCTTGCGGGCGATCACGCCGCAAGTCTCAACGGAATCAACATCAATGTTGTGACTCACAACCGTAGATCTAGCCTGAACAATGCTTGAAGAAAGAATGGCAGCGGAAACAAAAGCAACGGGGAAAATTTGGCGTAACATTGGGTAATCTCCTTATTTCGTGTCTCTTTGCGGTTTAGGGGTAGGGCGGCTGATTGTAAAAGCCAAAATCGCACAGCCGCCCGCTAGAATTTGAATCTATTTAGAATCGAGCTTTTGAGCCTCGTTTGTAGCCCTGCTGATAGAAGGGTGAGGCTGAGAGAGAGCCGAGCATCCCGCGATTATTGAACCCGTGATTAAAGCCCGTTTCTTCGATTTCGTTGGGCGTGAGGGCTTGGGCGCGTTGATAGGCTCTATTTTTGGTTGGATCGGGTGAGCCAAATAAATCTGTGTGGCTAGTGCCACGATCGAGAGATTGTGTCATCATAGATTTCAGAAAAACTGAGGTTTTCGTAGAGAGAGCGGTTAACTTTGGAAGAGCGTGCCGCTTTTTCTATGTCCTAAGTTTGTCATTTTTTTGACAAGTCTGTCAAGCGGTTTTTGTCATTTTTTGACTACTTTTGATAGGATGGGGCTATCACCTTGAGGATTTGGGAATGCCCCTACAGAACAAAATTATGGCGCTGCTGAAGGAGCGAAGAGTCAGCCCGCATAGGTTTCAAATGGAAATTGGTATTGCTCATCGCACTGCATACGACCTCTGCAATGACCCCGATCGCATCCCATCAGGCAAGGTTCTAGAGAAGATTTGCGATTATTACGGTGTTACCCCGGCTGATGTTTTAGAAAAGGTAGAAGCTACTCAAGAGGTTGTAAATCAATCTTGAGTTGCCCCGGCGCGATTCTGCGAGGCTTGCGGGTTCGTTTATCGATCACTGCAACTTTCTGTTCAAGCCATGTAAGGCGCTGCTTCATAGCCTCTAACTCTGATTTACTCATGATTATCGAGTTCCCCTTTGTTAGTGCAACCAAGTCTTTTATCTTGAAGCTTTTTACGATTTTTCTACCTAGCCGCGCCTCAAAATCGCGAGAGTATTCAGATACAAGCCTATCTTGCCAGTATTGCTCTCTAGTACTTAATCCTCCTGTACGCTGAAGCGAGTGAATTTCAACCCATTCAACGCATAAAAACTCAAAGCTTTCCTCCCCGAATCTATTCCAGTCATTCTGCATCTTTTTAGACTTGTGCCGATTCCCTCTTAAACACCCGAGATGATAGTCCCATCGTCGAATAAAGCCAGGTTCCAAACTCCGCTTTTGAATTTCTTTAAGAGAAACCTCTTTCTCAAAGCTGAATTTTGTTTGCCCGACATAGCTCAGCCCATTGACTGTGCAGCGAATTGAATAAACCAGCCCCCACAATCTACTCTTTCTCACGTTATTGGTATGACTTGAAATTAAAAGTTTTCATGTTACGATTGTACCATTATGACGGCTATATGACGGCATGAAAAAGCTAACGGTTCGATGTTCAGATGAGGAGTATGCGGTACTGATGAAATACTGCAACGAGAAAGAGCGAAAACAAAACGACATTCTTAGAGAGCTAATTAGATCGCTGGATCACCCGTCGAGGTCAAAGAAATGAAGCTGTTGATCGTCGATAAAGACAACACACTTATCAAGCCGAAGTCAGGCGCGAAATTCGTCCAGTCCCCCGATGATCAGGAGTTATTGCCGGGTGTGTTCGATCGTGTGCAAGAGGCTAAAGACCAGGGCGCGATCGTGATTGTCGCCAGTAATCAAGGCGGCGTGGCAAGTCGGCATAAGACGCTTGATGCCACGCTCGACGAATTCGCTTACCTCATAAAACTGCTGCCCCAAATCGATTACTGCTTATTTGCCCATACCTACGAAAATCTAGGCTATGGGGAATGTATCAAGATCGACGCCTCAGACAGCGGCTTTCAATGGAAACTCGTCACTAATGGAGAGTGGCGATTTAGAAAGCCGAATCCGGGCATGATTAACCTAGCGATGAAGTTGGCAGAGGTAGATCGCGAGAATGCCCTAATGATTGGAGATCGTGAGGAGGATCGACTGTCGGCTGAGGCGGCGAATGTGCCGTTTTTGTGGGCACAGCCTTGGACTGATCCATCACTTCCGTTTTAGTTTTTATCGGGGTGCAAAATGCTAACTGAAAATGAAATCACATCGATCTCTGATGATTGCAGCGAAACAGCGATCGAGGATCTGCAAATGCGGCTTAGTCAGCATGATTGCGGGATGTTATCAAGCGATCGCTTGCAATCCGTAAAGAGATCGATCTCAGCCATGTTACAAACCGAGTTGATGTTGCATCAGATAGGAGTGAATTTTTCGTGACCTCTCATAGACCCAAAGAAATCGGGCTGTTACTCACCGAAGAGAACGCGATCGCTGCTCTAGAAGGTCGGAAAACGCAAACCCGGCGGATTATCACCTCTCACTGCAATTGCTCGGATCTATACGACTATGTTGAGGGCGACAAATACCCGTATTATTTCCGGCGCGATGATTGCGTGTGGAATTCCTTTCAAACACTGGATGAACTCAGCGATCGGCATTCCAAATACGGCAAAACGGGGGATCTGTTCTACCTGCAAGAACCTACTCAGGTGATATCAATCAAAAACGACTTTGCATCAGCGATCGTGCGCTACCGTGACGGCATTGAACTCGAAAAGCAAATCACTGAGCAGGACTTCAAGAGGCTGAGAGCACGAGAGGATTTCACAAAGAAAACATCCTCTAGATTTATGCTCAAGTCCTTTGCTCGGCATTGGTTTGTAAATGAAGGCGTTAAGCCTGAAATCTTGCAGCAGATATCGGCGGAGGATGCGATCGCTGAAGGACTAGAAAGGGTGATTGCTTCTAGAGAAAGGTTTGGATGTAGAGCCGCCGGAATGCTGTTATATCAAGATTACAGGGATAGTCGATCCCCTTGGCGGCTTGGTTTTGAAAACCCGGTCGAGAGTTTCCAGACTTTATGGGATTCGATTAATACTGCTCGTGGTTATGGTTGGTACATACAGCCGTGGTGGGTATGGGCGATCAAATTTAAGCCTATTCAGTCTTTTGGGAATCATCAAGAAAATTCTGAGGTTCCCCATGTTTTCAGCAAGGCAGCGAACATTGATCGAGGCGATGCAGTCTGCCCGATTTCGTGAGTTATCCGAACTCTCGATCGATGATGCGATCATAATTCTCGATGGGCAGCAACTAACTATATTTGCTCGCAATGAAAAGGCTGAAAGGATTATCACGGGCGAGATTGAGATACTCAAGTCGATGGCGTGGCTCACTTGCGGGGCTAGGGTGATCCAATTCATCACTTTAGAAAAGACGCTGTTTTTCAGCACAGGGGATATAGTAGAAGCAAATTCTCCATCTCCGCTAATGATTTCAATCCTAGACGCCCCGGTTGCCGAGAAACCCGACGCCCTTGAGCCGAAGATCGAGCCAACGACACAGCCTATCGTTGATGACCTCTTTACCATTGATGAACTGGCAGCGATCGCGCAGAAAGCAGGCTTTGATCCTGCATCGATTGCTGCTGAGATTCGAGCACTTAGCCCTAAAGGGTGGCGACGGGGCGATTTAGTGCTCTATCAGATTGATTCGCTGCATAGGGCGATCCAAAGTTTAGCGGCTGAGGCGATCGATAAGACGAGAACGATCGCGGCTCAGGGCGTGCCGAAAGTTGAGGCAGAAGTAAAGGTCGAGAAGAACCCTACTGCCAATAAACCAACTGCTAAAAAGCCATCCGGTAAACCGCCGGGTAGAAAAGTAGGAACGAAGAATCCTAGGACGCCCGTAGAATCTTAGTTTTTCCCTTCCCAAACTCCTTTACCGATCTACCGCGATCGGTTTTTTAATATTTGTTTACTATTTTAGGGATGACTTTTTAGCGAACATGGTTCATAATCTTTTCAGCGTTTACTTGAAATTCAACTATGGCAAAACTTAAAGCCGAGTGCAGAATTCATTTAAGAGGAAGTACGATAGCCTTGCGACCGCTAAGATTACGAACGGAGGAATTAACAAAACAAGGGCTAACGCCAACCGAAATCTTTTACCTACTAGAAGGGGCAGCATCGCAAAGTAGCGTATGGCGATGGGCTAACGGAGTGACAACATCCAAAACCGCCCCAAAAGCAAAAGAAGTCGGTTAACTGGCAATTAACCGACTCTCATCTAATTTTGCGAATCTTCAATTTCTTGTCGTTCAATTTCTTTTCATCGAGCTTCTTAGCTGGTAACTAAGAGACTCAAATCAACTAAAACAAACCGCAAAAGTACGTTTTTACTGGGTTTCACCCCGGCAAGACGCGCTACACGCCCGTTTTACTTGCAACAAATATAGCACCGTGAGCAAGCCAAAAGCATCAGTATTCAAAAAAGGAATCAGGGGATATACGCAACTCCTACTGACTTCACAAAAGCTTGACTTTACCGATCGACACATTCGCCAATCTCTTGCCCCGTGTGCTTCTCAAGAATTCCCTACTCGATAACTGCCCGATGTATCAATCAATTCAGCTCTAAACATCATGACCCTACTTTTAGTTCAGCGCTGCTGTATGTGTTCCGAGGTTAAACAGATTGCCGACAGCGACCACAAGACATCCCACGGTCGAGAAATCCCCCTCTATTACTGCTTTAGCTGCCTTGGTGTCGATAAAGTGCAGGCGTTGCCCAAACTCGACACGAAGCCAGATCCCAAGCCCTTGATTCTCGAAACATTGGCGGGCGGGGCGTGCAAGCTCTCTGAACTACGGCAAAGACTGCATAAGAGAGTCGGCATAAGAGCGATTAAGCGTGAAATCGGCGTGCTCTTGAACGAGGGAGCTATCTCACAGCACCAAGAACTTTACTCATTAGCAAAGAGGAAAAACAATGCTGCTTGAAAAAAATCGACAGATCACCACCGCTAACCGACCCTTTGAAGTATTCGGCACAAATGATCGGCGGCTCACTTGCCACGCGCCGAGCCATGCCCATGCTGAGGATATTTTCAGCAGCGCCTACCCCGGAGAGGAGATTCTAGGGGTGCAAGTTATTAGCATTCAGGCAAATTTAGAGGCTCGGTTTCAACCCGGCGATGAAGTGATCGACCGGGCGGGCGGAATCACGATCGTCAATCAGTCGAGGATGTTGCCCATTGAGAAAAACGGGAAATTGATCGGAATTCGTCGCCACTACGAAATGACTTGCGAACCCGGCTCATGGGTGCCTGAGTGGGATTTACAGCCAGCGCCCAATCAATCGAGGGCAGCCGCATGAATCAGCAACAGCAGGCAGCGCTTGAAGAGGTCATGTTTGCCTTAGCAAAGCTAGGGAACTCGCTCAATACTTCCGAAAGCGTAATTGATCCACAATTGCGGGGGCACGTCGATCGATTCTTAGCTGAAACCCCATTTTGGTCTGAGCACAGGTTGATCAATGCAGCGATCGCTGTGTTTCTGTTGCACCTCGATAAATCAAACAAAGAGGTAGGGCGTCTCTATCTTGATTACGTGTTTAAGGTTCCGGTAGACAGCCTATGACCGCCATATCAGTCAAGGCAAAACGCCGAAAAAATGATTTCTACCCGACGCCCGCATCGGGCACACGGGCGCTATTGCAGAACTACCCCGACATTAACGGCGTGATCTTAGAGTGCTGTGCCGGGGCGAGCGATATCGCAAACGTGCTGAGGGAGATCGAAGGCTCGATCGTGCTCACAAACGATATCGACGAATCAAGGGATACCGATTTTCACATCGACGTTTCGACGCCTTTGGGATGGGTGATGCTGAGTGACTTGATTTCGTATTCAGGTGAGCCGGGGGCTGATTGGGTTGTGACTAACCCACCATTCAACCTTGCCCCGTCGATCGTGCCTCTTGCCTATGAACATGCAGAGATCGGGGTTGCCATGCTGCTGAGGCTTTCCTTTCTTGAGCCTTGCCTGAATCGGGCTGAATTCCTGCTTAGATATCCACCCACAAAATTAATCGTCTTGCCTCGAATCAGTTTCACAGGTGACGGCGGCGTAGATAGCGTTACGTGCGGTTGGTTCATCTGGGATAAGCGGGTGCAGAAAAGCAATATCACGATCGTGGGAGCGTTGCTATGAAAATCGCGAGACTGTATCGATCCTACCCGGCGAATCAACTCGGCATTTTGCCAGATCGGACAAAGCGACGAATCAAAGCCGGGGCTGAAGTTCTGATCTTGGTGAGTGAGTCGGGATGCCTTGGGGCGTTAGTTGGGTTTGATGTCATTTCGGCAGATTTTGCCGATCTCAATGTCGGAGGAGAATATCGGCTCAAAGCGCTGCATGAGTCAGAATCGCCCATTTATCAGCCTCACTGGATTTCTGGCGGCGCGGATCTTATTGCCCTTACTGTCTACAATCGCCGCTGGCTTGGCTTGCTTCACCCCCGGTATTGCAGACAACTGCAATCGATCCCGATTCCACCCTTCCCCGTCGATCGGAGTATGGCGTAATGACTGACACACTTTTCGACGGCAATTTGACGAATGAAGAATGGCTCACCATGCCAAATCTGATCCTTAATGCGGTGCAACTGCTGAGGCAAGCCGAGGGCAAGACGCCCGTAATGTGTCTCTCAAGTGGGTCGCTTGAGTTATGCGTTGGGTGCAGTGTGGGCGAGACGTTCATCTGTCCAACCTGTGAGCGACTGTTGCCAAATTGCTGGCGGGGCGATGAGCCGCTGTGTGATGTCTGCATTGCACAACGGGATGATTTTGAACTGATCGCGAGAGGTGAAATTTTATGAAGGGTATTTTATGGGCTGAATTGAGAAGTCCATTGGCGATCGGATGCGTTCACCCCAACGGGAAGCCGCATCATGTAACCCTCAAATACGATATCGAGGCTGAGAATTGCCCGCCGTGGCTTGGTTTTTCGTTCATGGGTGTGGCTGTTGAGCACGTTTGGAACGACAAAGCACAGGCGCTACTTATTGAGTTGCCCGGATGGGTTGAGGAACTTTGCTCAAATCAATGCCCTCACCTTACGGTGTCATGGGCTGATGGGTTTGCGCCCGCTGCATCTAATGTAATGCTCGAAACCCGCGAGGGTGCAAGCTCTCTGCCGTTTTATGAAGTGCTGGAATTTGAGATCTGCTTTCATCCTTTCGAGGATCAAGGCGAATCTGCTGAGGGCATTCTGAATGCACGAGGGGCAGCAGCATGAGAGCGAGAATCAGCCCCTTTAGGCGGCAATGTTCAGCCTGTAAGGAGACGTTTCACGGATCGAGCGTGCTTTTTACAGATAAAAAATCCAACCGACTGATCGAATGGTGCAGAGAGTGCGAGAAACTGAAATTAGACAAAAAAATGGGGGGCAGCTAGTGACCGCCCCCAGATCAGACAAAAAAACTATTGTGATTTCAGCGTACCAAACCGATCAGATAGATGCAAAGCATCTTTATGAATGGCTGAATAGTGCCGTTGATCCGGGCATTATCGCCGCTAATGTCAGATCCATTTCTGGCTATGAAATTTACAATTTCGTCGGTTCTGAGCATATGTCTCGCCTTAACAGTGGGCGACTCAGTACCCGATGGACTCGGCGCTATGGACATCTAGAGCATGGCGCGTGGCAGTTCGCAGGGCTTGACCCAATCACGGGCGAGCGAATGGAGTGGGGATGCCTCAAGCCGGATCACCCCTTCATTAAGAGTGACTCTAAGCCACTAAAGTATGAGCACCCCTACAAGGTGCCCACTAGAGTCTTTATCCCTGCAAATCCTCATGATGAGGATTATTTAGAACGGACTAAGAGCGACACCTCGATCGACATCACGATCACTGAGGGCGCTAAAAAAGCGGCGTGTTTGCTCAGTCATGGGCACGTCACGATCGGTTTACCGGGTGTTACGGGTGCAGTAAGAAAGGATGAATCGACGGGTAAGAAGAGATATTTCTTGATTCCCGACTTTGAAGCCTTCGAGTGGAAGGAGCGCCGGGTAAATATTTTATTCGACCATGACCAAAAAGCCAGTACACGCCGAAATGTTGAGATCGAGATTGCCAAACTCTCGAAACAATTGAAATTGAGAGGCGCTAAGCCTTATGTGGTATCCCTACCGGGCAAAGAAAAGGGCGTCGATGATTTTGTAATGGCTCGTGGGGCTGAGGCTCTAGAAAAGCTCTACGATGAGGCGCTGCCCTTCGAGGCTTGGGAAGTAAGGCAGTATCAGCGCCTAACCTACCCGGTAGCTCAGCAAGTGAGCCACCGATTTTTAGATGTGCAAATCCCGACTCAAGGATTAGTGGGCATTAAATCGCCCAAAGGAACGGGAAAAACTGAATCGATCGCTAAGGTTGTGCAGAGTTTACTTGATGACTGCAAGCGAATTTTATTTATTACTCACCGGGTGCAGTTGGGCGAGACGCTCGGCAAGCGGGTAGGGCTGCCCTACGTTTCTGAGCTTGGCTCAGTCGGTGAGGGCGATTTATTTGGATACGTGCTTTGCGCCGATTCGATGGTGCAGGATTCACAGGCTCGTTTTAGCCCCGCCGGATGGGACGCAGTGATCATCGATGAGGCTGAACAGGTTTTATGGCACATTCTCGACTCAAGGACTGAGATCGAGAATCGGCGCATCCCAGTTTTAGAGAATTTGCAGCAAGTTTTATCGGATCAGCTCACGGGCGAGGGGCTTGTAGTGCTGATGGATGCTGATTTAACGGATGTATCGATCGATTTCGTCAAAGACATGGGCGGCGTGCCTGATTTGGTGCCCTATATCATCGAGAATGCTTGGACGCCTGACAGCGAGGCATGGAACGTCTACAACTACGAGCAAAACAACCCCGAGGCGCTCTACGCTCAAGCGATCGATCTGTTGGATCAAGATCAAAAGTTGATTATTTTCACCCATAGCCAACAGGCTAAGGGTAGATGGAGCACCCGAACCCTAGAAAAGTGCTTTGCTCGGCGCTATCCCGGGAAAAAGATTCTGAGGATTGATAGCCAATCGATCAGCGAACCCGGTCATCCGGCGTGCGGCTGTATTCCAGTTTTGAACGAGATTCTTGGACTCTACGACATTGTGATCGCCTCGCCCTCGCTAGAAACGGGCGTATCCATTGACATTCGCGGGCATTTCGATGCTGTCTTGGGTTTCTTCTCAGGGGTAACGCCCGCCGATTCAGTACGGCAGACGCTCTCGCGGGTGAGAGATTCCATCGATCGCTATATTTGGGTAGCAAAGAGAGGACTAAGAGCCATTGATAACGGCTCAACATCGGCTCAAGAATTGCTCGATAGCCAACGGAAGAAAGCCTCTTACCACGTTCGCCAACTTGCCCACCTCTCAGAGGTTTCTCTAAACGAGGACGCGATCGAGACTAACGCCCCGCTTAAGGTGTGGGCAAAACTGGCAGCCCGGATTAATGCAGGCATTGCCAATTACCGCGAAACCGTGATTTCGGGGCTTGCAAGCGAAGGGCACCACATTCTAAAGCAAGAGGCGATCGGAGATCGGGATCTCACTGAAGAATTGATCCAATGCCGTGATGAAGGATACGAGGCTCATTGCGCTGCTATCGCGCAGGCTGAGAACATCACGCCCCGCAAATATGAGGAACTCAAATCGAAAAAATCGAAATCTGAGGAAGAGTGGCACCAACAGAAGAAGTATTTTCTTCAGCAGCGCTACCAGTGCCAAGACATTAGCCCCGAAATGATTGCTCAGGATGATAAGGGGTGGCACTCAAAATTACGGCTGCATTATTTCCTTGGCGTAGGTCGAGATCATCTCAATCACCGTGAGGTGAGCAAATTCCAAACCTCGATCTGCAACGGGAAAGTATGGCAACCGACGCTCAACAGGGGGCAGTTAGGGCTAAAGATGGCGCTAATTGAATTTCTTGGCATTCGGCAACTACTCGACCCATTGCAGACCTATCACAAAAATCATGATGCAGTTCTGGCGGTGGCATCGGCGGCAAGGGCAAACCGATGGCTCGTGAGGACAGCGCTCGGCGTGAGTGCTTCTGAACAGGCAAGCGAGATCCAAATCTGTCAAAGCTTACTCGGACTCCTTGGGCTGAAGCTTAAAGGTGAGGGTAGACCGGGCGGGCGAGGTGAGGCTCGCGTGAGGCTCTACCGATTTGTAGATCCGGAGGACGATCGCGAGGGAATTTTTGAGCGATGGCTCGAACGAGATGAAGCGGCTCGGCAATCCCACGAAGAAGCGATCGTGTCCACCCCCGGTATAAATAAGAATCTAGGGGAGGCAGCAGCATGACGAGCCTACCAGATTGGGTCAAGCGAGGCGCTTTAGCACTGCACAAATCAGGCATCCTTTTCACGATTCAGAGCGTAAAATCGGCTCGTAAGGAGAACAAGATTTACCTAGATCCTTGGGCGGTGGGATCGGGTGTTCGCTACCTCTTGAGCGAGTGTAAAGCCGCCACGCCCGAGGCGCTGCCTGACAAGTGCCTTTACATCACGCCCCAAGGATTGCAGCTCACCGTTGAGCGTTGCGAGATTGGCTTAGCAGTAAGTGATGGAAATCGCAAAGTTGGGGTACAACTGACGAATCAAGATGATGGCTCGGTGCTGAAAGCCGCCCAAGCTCTAGCAAGGGCATTTGATGGGGCAATCTGCGCTGAATAAGTTTTTCAATCAAGGCGAGAGAGGGTAAAAATGGGGTTTCTGTTTTCTTTTCTGATTCTTTCGCTTCTGTCTCTGTCGATGTTCGCTCTAGAGTTAAGCACCGATAACAATCGGCTAACTCGCGAGAATGAAGCACTTCGAGCGGTAAAACAACAGCTAGATCAGGCAGAGCAGCTCGCGGAGACCATCGAGAATCAATTGCAACAAGTTGAAACCGAACTAGATCGGGCAGTGCTAGAGAAAATGTGGAGTAAGAGCGATGGTTGATTTTGAAGGGGTGTGTATACAGTCTTACAAGGCATTCTGCGAAAAATCGCCCGGATTCGGCGGGTTGCCCTGGCAGAACCTCTCAGCAAATACTCGGGATGCTTGGAGGAACGCGATCGCGGCTGCCCTAAAAGCATCGGCTCAACCCGAGCCACCGCCGACACCGCCGCCGCTGTTTGCTGCATCCTCAAACTTTGATACGCCCCAACTTGAAGACTTCAGAAAAGTGTGGCGGAGAATCAAAACCGATCCGCAGTGGGCTTTCTGGCATAACCACGCCCCGAGAGAACTGGCAAACATAGAGGCAGAACTTGCCCGCCGCCGCTAACAATCAAATCGAGACTAAAAAGGCTCAGCACATCAACCGCTGAGCCTTTTTTATGCGTTTCCGCTGCATCTGTGATCAAATACGTAACTAATATCTAAAAGATTACTGGTAATGACTCCGCTAAAAGAGGGCATTTTAAGGGCGTCCTTCAGAGAAAATTATGTTCTGCCCCCTCTCATCACTGGCTGCCGTGGCACTCGGCACATGCAAGCCACAGAACCCTGCACAGATTGACCCAAGCCGAATCGATGCCACACCCGCGCAACTGTGGGCACAGCGCCAAAATGATAGGGCTACAGGCGATGTTTGCCACTTGCCCCCACCACCCCCGCCGGGTACGTTGGCAGATCAAGGCGAGATTAAACCTGTGCCTGCTCAGCCACCCTTGCGGCACAATCCGCCAGTTTGTAAAAAGTAAATCGGCAAGTTATGCCAAATTAGCTAATCTTGCGGCGGGCGATCTCTGCTCTAAGTAGAGCTTGGCAGTATCGCTTCAATTCCTCAAAATCGACCCTACCGCCATCAACCGCCCCGATCGAGGCGAGATAGTTGCCCAAGTCTGATAAAGCAGCGTCTTGGGCAGATTGAACCGTGTCGATTTTGCTTTTCAACCCGGAAAGGTTGGGGTTATCAGCGGCAAGCTCGGAGATCGGGTGTGTAGAGAGCGATCGTACGAGACGGATCAGGGCTTGCAGTGTAGCGTCGGTGGTGAGCGTGGCGATTTGGCTCAGTTCCCAGAAATCCCGCTCGGACAAGGCGGGTAAGACCATTTGATCGATCATCGGGCAATGGGGCAACGTAACAACTCTCTAAAGTTTCCTCACTAAATCTGTCTTTAGAGAGATGTTCTAAACATCTTTTAATTTTACTGACTCAATTTTATTAAGCCTTTGTAAAAAACAGAACATACTTTATCTCTGCTTTATGTATTGACAGAGGAAAGCTAGGGGGGAGAGTTGTTGCTGCCATGCCCCCCGCTGAAAATATTCTGGATTTGGAATCTTTAGAAAGAGCAATTCGATCGGTGCTCAATGCTCACGATCGGGGCGAGGATGTTACCGAGCCGCTCGCCCACCTATATAAACAAATTAACGGCACCGCGATCCTATACGGCGCGATCATTCCTTATCTGGCAAAGCTTGAGGCGGAATCTCTACAAAAATCGGGATTATGCAGGCTTCTGATTCCAGTTTCATTTCAGGGTGAGTGGTATTACGTACCGCGTAATGGTAGGCAAATTGAGAGCACTGAAACGATCGAGTGCAACGACCCCAACTATTGAGCACATCGACCCAAATCGATAGGCACCACAAACTAGATAGATGCGGCACTTTGCACCGATAGATCTCAGCAACCGTGAGCAAATAGCGATCCTGCTGCCTCGACCATAGCCAATCCGGATCACGAGGCACTACCAGATCGCCAACCTGCATTTTCTTCCTCGGCATAGTCTCAGCCCAAAGATAGACAATCCATTTAAGCCTATTTCAGTATTTTTTGACGCTTTACCTAGATAAAAAGACCGAAACATGCGTATTAATACGTTAAAGATTGTAAATTTTTATAGTTACGATACGTAGGTCTATAGATTTCGGGCGGCGGCATGAGCAAAGTAGCTCTCAAAGCGTTGTTTGACCAATATTTTGAGTTACGGCAATCGGACGGGTTGAGAGGCGCGGCAGTGATTCGCCTGAGAAACCAACTTGTAAAACTGAACATTGGGCTTGCTCGTGAGGTAGCACATCGAGAGGCAGAGAGTTGCCCCGAGCCTTACGAGGATTTAGAGCAGATTGCCTGCATTGGTCTGATCCGAGCGGTAGAAAAATTCAACCCCGCCGCCGGGAATGCCTTTAGCTCGTTCGCGGTGCCCTACATCCGGGGCGAGATTCAGCACCACAACCGCGATCGAGGCTACAGCGTAATCAAAAAGCCGAGGCGCGGGATCGAAATGGTGTCACGAGTCAAGCGAGTGCAACGAAAGCTCAAAGCCCAAGGCATCGAAGTAACCGAGGCTCAGATCGCCCGTGGCTTGAACATTGCAGAGTCAAAATGGCGAATTGCTCGGGATGCCTACAATCTTGCCCCCGTCGCTAATCTCGATGAGTCGCTGAATGGGGAAGACATCAGCAGTGTGATGCAGATTGACTATTCCTGGTTTAAGGGTACGCTTGCTAGGCTTCGCGAGCCTGTGCAAGGCGTGCTGATCGAAAGGTATGTTTCTGGACTGACTGAGGCAGCGATCGCGAAGCAGCGCCGAGTACCAGTCGATCAAGTGAATCAATGGATTCAGCAAGGGCTAGACCAACTTAAAGCGATTATGGGTGAGGGGTAAAATGACGATCGATGTAATTCCGGCTTTTGATTACGGGGCGTTATCAGTTGAGAACCGGATATCTATTCAGCAGAAAACCAGTGAGATTCGTTCCCTGATTCGCCGTTCTGCCCAAGATGCGATCGAGATTGGCTCAAAGCTCATCGAAGTTAAAGATCGCCTCGCTCATGGGCAGTTTGGCACATGGCTAAATACAGAATTCGGATGGTCGGACAGGCTTGCTCGGCAATACATGCTCGTAGCGGCAAAAATGGCAGATTATGCCAATTTAGATCAGATTGCCCCATCAGCTTTATATTTGCTTGCCGCTGGCACCACACCCGATGACGTAAGGCGAGAATTTGTAGAGCAGGCAGCAGCGGGGCAGCCTGTGACCTACAGCGCCGTAAAAACTGCGATCTCGTCTGCTAAGCCTGCATCGAATCGATTAGTCGGGGAAACTCACACGATTACGGAACCAGAAAGCCCCTATTATGGCGATGAGGTGGTGATCGATCGGCATGATGGGGAATTCGTATACGCAACGACGCCCCAAGGGGAGAGCAAGCCATTTTTGCCCGGATGGATTGGTGAGCAGCCGCCGGAAAAGATAAAGGTCGAACCGAAGCCCGACCAAAAAACACAACTATTAGATAGTTTGGAATTCAAAGTTTCAGTCAAAGAGCAACGGATCGAAATCTTAGAAAAATATTTGACCCGTGTTCTAGATGAGGTTTCGCTACCCGATGATCTTTATTACGAGATTGAGCGCTTGCTCGCTTAGTGTAGTGCTCGGTTAGGGACGACGCGACTAAAAGATTTCGGACACCCTCAACCCCTTGCTGTACAAAAGTTTCAGCCTGTAGATCGCGTTATTTGGAACACCCTGTTTATTTTCTCGGTTTCAAACCGAATAAATCTAATTGACACCCCGCCTAATTTCCCGATTTCAAATCGGAAAACTTCAAACACTTACCTCACAAGCTTTTCAGCTTTAGTGCTTAGTGTTCGCCTGCATTTGAGCGATCGTTTGCTCTAACTGGCGAATCTTCCGATCGTGGATATCAAAGCTCGTGTTAACTGCCTCAGAAAAATTGTTGATCGCGCCCTCTAATTTGATCAGGGCGCTGTGATGGTCTTTCTGAGCGACCACTAATTGATCGAGAAGCTTCTCTTGTCCCTCTTGTAGCGATTCTACAAGTTTAGTCACGAGATCAGACTCTTGCTTTTCTTTCTGAAAGAAAGCCTCGAAACCTTTTTGAAGGATGAGCATTAGAGCGGCACCCGCCACACCATAACCCGCCGACCCCGGCAGATCAGGCGAGTAGGAGTGTGTAGGGGCTGCCTGTGCCTGCACAAGGATGATGGCGCTTTTCATTTGTTGGAACTCTTTTTTTTAGAATTCCTTCTAGCCCCATTACCCTTTTAGATTTGCTTTAGATTTATGAACCTAGCCCAATTTCCCGATGAGATCGCCCGCGTCCATTCTGAACTGCTCAAATCAGATCAGGCGTGTAGGCATTGGCAATCTCAAGTAGACGGCATGACTTTGGTAATCGATTATCAAGTCGCCTTCGATAAGAGCCTCAATAATGAGAATCAGCGCAAAGCCGAGAAAGGTAAGCTGATGCAGGCTGATGAAATGGAAACGGCGATCGAAACATTGCAGATCAGCCTTGATCAAAAAGCCGCTCGGCAGATTGAGCTTGAGCAAGTTCGGAATCAGTTTAGTGTGGCGAAACTGGCAGAGCGGAGAGCGATCGCTGAGTTAGAAGCTCAATAAATGCAAAAAGGGTGCCGAAGCACCCTAGTGTAGAGCTTATAGAAACGGAAGATTAGACGGATTCTTCGGTTGATGCTTGATCTTCTGTCGTTTCGGTTGTTTCATCCTTGGCGGGTGGGTTTGCGGCTGCCTCGAAATCTTCGAGAGCTTTCTGCAATTTAGCAAGATTTTGAGCATCTTCGGCTAATTTAGCCTCGTCTGCATTGAGAGCGCCCATCGTGGCATCATACTGAGTCTGTAAGTCGGCAAGGGCTGCTTTCAGAGCGCCATTCTCCTCTTTCAGCGCCTTGTTTTCATTGATCACGCTCGTCGCCAACTGAAAATAGCCGATCAATTTTGCGAAAAAATCCATCTGAGTACCTTGAATGTCTGCTCTATTTTGCCCTCGATCGATAAAAGTGAGCGATCGATTTTTCAGAGGAACCCTAGCGCGTCGAGTTGAGCCATTCGCGCGTTTTGAATTTACCCCTTAATCAAATTCTCATCGGTGATGCCTTCGATCGTCTGCTCGGTCTGCCAAGCAATTCGATCGATACGTGCCTCACGTCTCCGATCTACTTTCAGAAATGCGATTACGAACACGCTGAGCAATACGGATTAGAACCTACGATCGAGCAATATATGCTCAACCTCTCAGCCGTATTTACTCAAGTATTCCGAGTGCTCAAACCCGGCGGCGTGGCGTGGATCATCGTCGGAGACACCAAAAATAATTACAGCCCTGTGAGGGCAAAGGGACAGAGGCGCAAAACGGGCGAGTATCGCCACCGCCGCCCAAAACAGACAGGCTATCACGAGAAAGAAACTCTCGACATCCCGATCACCCTTCGAGATTACCTTAGAGAAATCGGTTGGATGCACCGCCAAACCTTGATTTGGGATAAGGGCAGCAGCGGAGAGCAGGCAAACAGCGACACAGCCGCCACGACTCACGAGTTTATTTTGCAAATGGGCAAATGGATTAAAGGCTCTCGCCCTTACCTCAATTGCAAGCCCTTAAAATCTTCAGTCCTGAAATTTGCCCCCGCCCATGATGAGATCCACCCTTGCCCATTTCCCGTAGATCTAGCGTCGCATCTACTCTCAGCATCGAGTGAAATAGGGCAAGTAGTGTTAGATCCATTCATGGGATCGGGCACTACTGGCTTAGCTGCTAAACAACTCGGGCGGAGTTATATCGGCATCGAGTTGAACCCTATCTATCGGCAAAACGCTATCAACAGGATCGCCCAATGCTTCTCAACTTGATTGGTTTCGGAATCTATTACCTACTCGCGGGCGTTGCATTCGCAGAGTTTCTCTTCAGCAGAGACTTTAATTTCACAGACACCGACGTTCTGCCGATGTATGTTCTCGCTGCTCTCTTGTGGTTGCCCACGATCATCATTATGCTTATCTGGTGGGATGATATCGAGTGATCGCGCCTTATCGGTGGCGATCACTTCCCATTTTGCCTTTAGCAAAAACTGAAAAGTGGGATAGCCTTTCGACGCGCCCGGTACTGCTAAATCTGGCTTTCTCAAATTGGCAAATTTTGCCGATGTATAGGGCTGCCAGGGTTCGCCCGGATTGAATCGCAAATGCAGAATCTTGAAATCCGAATCACCGCGCATCGAATCTAACCACGCCATCTGACCCATGATTGCTCACTCCAAAAATGATGATTCAGAATTCCCAAAAACAAAAGGGCACCGAAGCGCCCCTTTTAGCTGAAAACCCATTAAAAGAGAAGAGTAGCTCGGCAACCCCCGCCGGACTGCTGCCATTCTGCATCAGATCTCAACTTTTGAACGAGAATTTTTGCCCCATGAATTGATAAACTCAAAAACGATCGTGATAAACCCTACTTTGGAGAGTCTGTGTGAACACGATCAATCCGGGTACGATCGAAACTGTACTTTATTGTCAGTTCCCAAGAAACTTAGATCGTACTCACCGCCGTAGAGGAATCTCTACGGTTTTTTGATGGAACCCTCGATCGTCCCCTCACCCCATCACTATGAAAGACGTTTTAGGGATCGTGTTCTGCCTGCTGCTGCCCTTGCTTGTGGCTATTTTGGGAATGACGATCGGGATTTTAACCAGTTATTGAAATCGCGGATACAATGCACAAGCTTGCTAAGCACATCACGAACTATTAGCCCCGAAAGGGGCATTTTTCGTAGTGGTTATTTTCGCTGTTTTAATGGGGTTGTGATCGTCTCTTCAACGCTCCACCCATCCCGCAATCGTTTAGATACGACATTCGCCGTTGCGCCCAACCTTCTAGACCAGTCCATCATTGAAAGCGTTTCACCTTGAAATGTGATCAGTTTTCCTGTTGTGGGCGGCGTGGTTAAAGCTCGTTCTGCATCCCATCCCAATCTAAGCCGTTCTGCAATAAGCTGAGCGCCGACTCCAATTTCAACCATTCGCGGATCGTCTGCCCAATCAGCAATTATTTTTGTCTCTCCTTTCCATGTCAAAGCGCGATTGTGCCTTGTGTTTCTGGTTTGTTCTTTTGGCGTTGCCCATCTACAGTTATCGCGGCTGTATCCTAGATTATTGTTAATACGATCTAGCGTGTGTTTAGGGGTTGGGCGCTCTCCCATGTCGGCATAGAAATTCGCGAAAGATGCTTTCCATCGGTCGCAGACCGTAATTCCTCGCCCTCCGTAGTTGTGATAAGCGTTATTGCTAGGGTCATAGCACCGCCGGATCATGTTATTCCAAACCGTAAACAAAGGATGCTTGCTCATCATGTGCTTACGATAATTGCACCCGCAAGACGTTGTATTCCCAGTTTTTAGAGAATTCGTTGAGACAAAAACCGGGTTAGAGTCTGCGTTCTCGCATTCGCACTGACAGATCCAAAAATCCGATTTATCGCCTCGTGACCCGACTTGAGACTTTCCCGCCCAACCTATAACGGTTAATTTTCCAAACTTTTGATTGAGTACACTGGTTCGGGGTTGTTTTGTTTTGTCAAAAACTCGCGACGATTGTTTGGAATGCTCTGCTCTTTTAGGCATAATGGTTCTAGCCTTCCTTTGAATGTGACAAAGTGTGGGTTAGCGATCGCTTTTTGGTTCCAACAAACTGCGATCGCGTTAATGTAATTATACTATTCGCGTTTTGTATATCAAAACTGTAAGTAGTCATTCGCTGATTGATCAGGAAATGACTCTAAATACCAGTTACTCACACTGATATTTGAGTGCCGAAGGGTATCTCTCACAACGTGGATTGGTGCCCCTGCCTCTAATGAATGGCGGGCTAAACTGTGCCGAAGCCAATGGAGCGATATTTTAGGATTTAGCCCCGCATTTTTAACCGCTAGTTTAATGATGCTGTGCCCGTGGCGTCGGGTAAACGGAAACAGAAACTCTTCACCATCCCTCAAGACTTGTAGCTGTTCCCAAACTGTGAGCGGCACGATCACCGATGCAGTCTTGCCGCCTTTCCCAGTGATAGAAACTTGAACCTTGCCATCACTTCTAACCGTGAAATCTTCCCATTTGATTGAGCATGATTCACTTGCACGAGTACCGATCGCATAGGTCAACAGCAGAAACAATCGATCACGCTCTGAACTGGCACCCGCAATAAGTTTCGCGACATCTTCCCTCGATAGAATTCGCCCTGCTAGTTTGGGTGATACTCTCGGCGGTTTGAGTGCTGCTGCAACATTAAACTTGATGTGCTGTTGCTCAGCGGCAAAGGCAAATAGACTTTTCACAGCATTAATTTTCCGGGTTCGGCTCGCATCTTTTAGCCCCCGTTGCTGCAAGTGAGTGACGAATCCTTGCAGAATTTCTAAATTTACCTGCTCTAAATCACACTCTGCAAATTGCAGGAATTGCCCAATGTCGAGGCGATAACTTTCGATCGTTCGGGCGGCTCTACCGTGTAACCACAAGGCAATAATTTCGCTGTCGGTTCTCATAAGGGTGTCAATAAATCCTCATAAGGTTGTCAATAATTGCTGCTCTCATCGTTACCTAAGACAGATACGCCCTAAGTCTTGTTAGGGGAAGTGAAAATGAAGTAACACTGCTGCCATGCCCACTATGCCTTGTTTTGAGCCAAAATCAGCGGCGCTCGAAAATAGAAAACAATTCTGGTACAGAATTCCCCAGAAACTAATCGCAGTAGGAATTTTACAGATATTAATACTTATTCACAGCCCGCGAAAATGCCCGCCCCTATTGATCCCAAGGTTAAAGAACAAATTCGCCGAGTTTATGTGTCCACCTCGATGAGCGATCGAGAGATTGGGGACAAATTCGGCGTGAGCGATCGCTCGATTGCAAACTGGGCTAAGGACGGCGGTTGGGATGCAGCCCGCAAAGCTGAAAAGGTTCTCTCTGAAAATGTGGTGCAATTTTCCGGGCGAACCCGTGAGCGTCTAAGCATTCGAGACGCTGCTCAAAGTAATGACCCCATTACGATCGCTAACGATGTGATCGCAGATCTTCAAGGGGAAATGCGGGCGGGAATGCCCGGTAAGGATAAGGCAGCAGTTGCAAATGCCCTCAAAGGTTGGGTGGAATACCGAGAGAAGTTGCAACCGCCCACCGTGGCAGATTTGGCAGCAAGAGCGATCGAACTCAATATCAGACCCGAGGAATTCCTGAGCGAGCTTAAAAAGGCGTGGGCAGCAAGAGCGTAGAGCAAGAATGGCAGACAGCAGTAGCAGATCTTGATGGGGGCATAGCGGCAAAATATGCCAAATACGCCAACGATCCGATCGGCTTCATCACAATCGAGTTAGGCTGCTTTCTGACTGAGCAGCAAAAGCAGATCTGTTTATCAGTTAGAGACAATCGAGAAACCAATGTACAGGCGAGCCACGGAGTCGGCAAAACTTGGCTCGCGGGCGCTCTTGCCATTTTTTGGATTTTATGTGTCGGGGGATTGTGCATTACAACTGCCCCAACTAAGCGCCAAGTCATTGAGCTATTGTGGGGTGAAATCCGCAAGGCTCACGGCAAACATAACTTACCCGGCGATCGTGGGCAAACATTTCTAAGAGTATCAGAAGCGGCGCGGGGCTTCGGTTTTACAGCCAGCGATAACAACTCGAATGCCTTTCAAGGGGTTCACCATGAGTACTTACTCGTCATTGAAGACGAGGCTTGCGGTATTTCAAACGAAATTGATGAAGGTGCATCATCCTGTGCAACGGGTGCAAATAACCGATTTCTTAGAATTGGAAATCCGATCGAGACGGGCGGGGCATTCGAGAAAGCTTGCAAACACAGTCACATCCGGGTTCCAGTTTGGGAGCATCCTAACGTCGCTTGGGCATACGAGCAAAACTTAGACGGTATTTTCAGGCTCAAGCCCGATGTTAAGGCAGCGATCTGCAATGCTGAGGGTGAAGTATTGCCCCCGGATCAATGGGCTGAGTGGTGCCCGAAAGACAAGATTCCGGGCGCGGTTTCGATCAACTGGATTGAGGAGGCACGAGCCAAATACGAGGAAGGATCAGCCTATTGGCAATCGCGAGTAGAGGGCTTTTTCCCCGAGGATTCGACTCAATCGGTTATCCCACGATCGTATTTCATCGCCGCCCGCCGCCGTTATGATGCTGATCCGGAATACTGGAATTCGCAGGCACAGCCCCATGATTCTAGATTTGGCTTAGACGTTGGCGATGGGGTTGATGATCACGCCCGATCTCGCTGGCAAGGCTCAGTCCTTTACAGTATCAAGTCTGTAGCTACTAAGGGCGATATGCACGACTCCGGACGAGCTACCGCCCTCGCTGTCGAGGGCTTGAAGGAATTCGGCGGGTCAATCACAGTAGATCGATCGGGCGGGTTCGGCTCAGGCTCTATTGACTCACTACTAGAACAGAACTATGCAGCGGGCGGTGTGCATTGGGGGCAGTCGGCTGAGAACTCAGCAGAATACCTCAACGCTAAGGCAGAGGATTTCTGGCTATTGAGAGAGGCACTGAGGCTCGGAGAAGTAGCGATCGCGCCCCTTGGGGAATTGGAAGAACGAGCAATGGAGGATTTAGCGGGCGTCTATTACGAATTGACCGCCCAAGGCAAAATTCGGATTGAACCCAAGGAAAAAACTAGAAAGCGGCTGCATCGATCGCCTGACATTGGGGATGCGATCGTGATTGGTTTCAGGCAGCCGAGCAGCGCTGAATGGTGGGCAGCCATCTAAGAAGGAAACATAGCCCTAAACTCACCACTTAGGCATGAAACCTCTAATCTCGTACTACGGCGGCAAACAGCGGCTCGCCAAGCGCATTGTTGAACACATCGATCGTATTCCCCATACGGTCTATGTCGAGCCGTTCGCTGGCGGGGCTGCTGTGCTGTTTGCCAAGCCTAGAAGAGAGGTGACTAATAAAAACTACTATCGCGAGGTGCTCAATGATAAATCTGATATTTTGATCAATCTTTACCGATGCGCGATCGAGCATCCTGAAGAGTTGGCGCTGAAACTTGAGGCGACGTTATACAGTCAGTCTGATCACAAGCGAGCCGCAAGCATCCTAGAAAAACCCTCTAGCTTTTCAGCGCTTGAGGTGGCTTGGGCGTATTATTTTAAGGCTAATTCTTCATTCTCTAATGACTTGACCGGGGGATGGTCGATTAGCACTTTGAAAGAGAATCATGCGGATACGTGGGATCGAAAGGTTTTATCTTTACCTGAAAAACTAGGAAGACTCAGAAGCGTTTATATTTCCTCGGAAGATGCATTAAGATGCATCGATCGTTGGGATGCACCACAAACCCTTTTCTACATCGATCCGCCCTATCCAGAAGCGAACCAAGGGCATTATGGAGGATACACGGCTGAAGATTGGATCTTGTTGTGTGACAAACTTGATTCGATTAAGGGTAGCTATATTCTCAGCAACTATCCCCAACCTTATCAACCCGAATCTGCACAGCAGCGCCTCGAAATTGAGGCAAGCATGAGCGCTGCTAAAGTTAAAAATTCAGACGCCTCTCGACTTGCTACCGATCAAGAGATTGGCGATCGAAAGAGGACAGAGGTTTTATGGATCTGCGATCGCTCAAACAACAGCGATCGACCGGATATTCAAAAGCTGCTCTCGGCTCAGCGCGACGGCTATTAGGAAACCTACTAATGCAGAGTACTGAAACCCTATGATTTACACCGTCTTAGCAGATGCCCTCGCCTTTGTGAAAGAACTAACGAGTATTACCGATCGTGATACCATCCTCACCCAAAAACTGAAAGCCTCGGCGGGGTCGCTGAAGGCTGACACCACGATCGAGGGCACCCCCCTCACCAGTGGCACCACAATCTATAGGTTTTACTATGTGGCTGCTAAAGCCTTGCAGCAGGATCGACGAATTCAGAATATCAAGCAAGCAGACGGGGCAACGTTTACAGGGCTTGCAGTGCCGATCGATAGTTTGATGGATGAGCAACTAGCCTTAGACACATCCCTAGATCTCAATGTGCCATCAGGTTTTGTTGCAACGCTCGATTTAGATGGTTCAATGAATGGCGGCGCGGGTTCGCCTGTAATGTCGATTTTGGTGGGGTAAATGGATCACGAATTACAAGAGGCGCTTAAAATCCTGTCCGATCGTCAGTACCGAGGATATCCCTCATGGGGCGCGGTTGAGACGGTTGTTTTCAAGAATGGTGAAGAATGGAACCGTCATGTAAAAATTCAACCTGAAGATCTGCATTACACGCCCTTTGAGATAATCACGATCGCTAATGCATTAAAGAACGGTGAACATGCTTAAAGATCTTGAGTTGTTTTTGGCTCGGTTGACCGGGCGATGGGCTTACCTGTTGCTGCTATCAATCCTTTTCTCGATCGTTCTATGGCGTGCCGTATTTTGGGTTATCCCGCTGAGCTATGGCAGAACATTCGCCCTGCTTATCTCGATCGGGCTAATTGCCGATTTCATCACCTTGATTGTGAAGCAAAAGGAATGAGCAACCAAATTGAAATCGACGTAAAGGGCAATGTGTGGGCATTCGCTCAAGGCTATGGTGAATCGAAGCGAGGAAAGCCGCCGCTGTGGATTTATCAGGATGCGATCGATAGTGGGCGGCGGGATATCGCCCCCGCAATGTATCGAGGTGCTCTCACTGAAAACGAGATGTACTGGGATGCTCGCAAACAAGAGCTAATCGATAGGCAATCTCGATGAGCTGCAAAATCTGCCAGCACGTTGCCTACTGCTCAGCATCAATCTGGATTCAGAAGCGTCACAGGCATAATCCATACAACTTAAATCGACAATACCGAGTCATGGGCAAAGACTGCCCCGCTTTCGATAAGAGGGTGAATCGATAGGAACTCTTGAGCGAGAATCTTATCGATCGTGCACAATGACTGACGAACTTCGCAACGATGGCGCTTTATTAAACGCTTTCGGCTCGCTCATCGGAAACCAAAGCACCGGGCTAGGGCAAGTCGGGCGCGATAAATTCCTCGATACCGCAATCAGCACGATCGTTAGACCCCTCGATCGCTTCGAGCTACATGCCCTCTACCGCAACAGCAAAATCTGTGAAAAGGTAGTCGAGCTGTTGCCCAAGGCTGCCACTTCTAAGACGTGGTTAGAACTGACGATCGGGAAAGGTCGAAAGAACTTACCCGCTAAGGCGCTGCAATACGCTAACGATCTAGGCTTTCGGGATGTTGCACGAGAGGCTACCATCCTTGCCAGATTAGAGGGTGATGCCTTTATCATTTTGGGTATCGACGATGGGCAACTGCCAGAAACGCCTGTTAACGAATCTGGAATCAGACAGATCTCGTGGTGCGAGGTAGTCACGCGCTATCAGCTCACACCCGAGGCAAACACAGGCAGACCGGGCAAGCCGGAATTCTACCGATTAGCGTTGCCTCAGAATCAAGGGCTTGGCGATGGGTTCCACTATGGCAGGATTCATCGATCGCGTGTGTTGAGGTTCTCAGGAAAGAAGCTCTACGGCGATATGATCGCCCATAACTCGCACTATCACGATAGTGTTTTGCTTGCGTTCTACCAATCATTCATCAAGTATCTGACGAGCGTTGAATATAGCGTCAGAATGATCCAGGATTACGACACGTTCGCCTACAGTCTTAAGGGCTTGGGCGATCTCATCCTGAGAGGCAAGGAAAAGGAAATCTTGCAGCGCTTTCGAGCGATTCTGCTCTCTAAGTCCTCGCTCGGCGGCATTGCGATGGACGCCGATGAGAAGGCAGAGTATGTTTCTCGCAACTTTGGCGGGATTGATGCGCTTATCGATCGCATGAAGGATGATACATCAGCCGCCGCCGGAATGCCCCCGACAAAGCTATGGGGTAGCAGCCAGAAAACAGCCCTATCCAATAGCTCACAGGGTGATAAATACGAATGGGCTGATTGCGTTGAGGATTACCAGGCAGAAGCGATCGATCCACAGGTGACTGAATTTTTCCGACTGAGTTTGCTTGCTCAGAACGGCGCTACCGGGGGCAGATTGCCCGATGATTGGGGCTTGAAATACAAATCAGTGCTCAGGCTCAATCTGAAAGAGCAGGTAGAACTACGATCGATGCAGACTAAAGATGTTGATATTCCCTCGGTTCAAGCGGGTTTCTTGAGCCAAGAGGAAATTAGACAATCGGCGTGGGGTGGCTCAGACTACTCGATCGAGCGTCAATTGCTCACGACTGAATTACCTAAGCCCCAAGGATTCGCCAGCGCTGGCAATACGGCACAAGGTGAGAAGTTGCCAACCGATAAGCAGGCACAGGTTGATGCTGCTGATATCCGCATCGATGATGCCACGCCCGCTAAACGAATCATTGACTTTCACGGGCTAAAGTTGGGATTGCAATATCTGCCCTTTGATCAGCGTCATGGGCGAATGTTGCCCGTTGCCTATGGGCACATCCAGAAAACTAAGGGCGCTGATGGGATGGCGATCGATTGCTACCTCGGCTCGAATTTGCAGAGTGAGCGAATGTTTGCCGTTGCCCAGCATATCAATGGCGAATTTGATGAGGATAAATTAATGCTTGGCTTTGACTCGATCGATCAGGCTGAGCAGATGTTCAAGCAAGTGATGCCCCCCGAATTCTTTGGCGGGATTCATGAGGTGTCACTCGCTAGTATCCTTTTTGGCATCAATAAAAATGATGCTGCTGAGACGCTCACGATCGAGGGTGAGGTATTGAGTGAGGAGGATTACAACGCCCTCTCAGAAGTAGATCAGCAGGATATCGAGGCAGCGCTGAAAGATTGGCGGCAATCAGCGCCGGATAAATTTAAGTCGTTGCTCGATTCTTGATGCAAAATAGAACAGTTTTGCAGCTAACGACCATGATTAGAAATGTCGATCCGAATGGGCAAGTTTATTACACCTGGGGAAAGGATGAGCAGCGCGAAAGAGAGCTTTTTGAGAGATCTGTTGCTCCTGACGGCGACATAGTAGAATCCCTAGTTCACGCCCTGCTAGAAGCAATTACAAAACGAGCCGTAGAGCGCGCTCAAACATGGGAGCAAGTTAAACAGTGTATTGATCCGCAAGATCTACCATGTGAGATGGAATATCAAGGGATTTCAAAACGGTTAGTCGTGATCCCTACTAAAGAATAGGAATTCTGAGGCAGTCTACTGGCTGCCCTCATGTTTAACCTCTCTGATTCGTTGCCACTTCATCTAGATTCGCCCGACTTTGTATTTGATCCAAAGCTTGGGCGCTATCGCTACAGCGACTCAGGGCGGTTTGTGCCCCGCGAGGCGATGCTGAATTTGCAGCGGGGCTATGTCGAGACGATCAAAGCGGATCTGCAGACCTTGGGCGGCTTAGTGGCTGATGGAAAGATTAGCCTCTCAACCTGGCAGCAAACCACAGCTCAAGCGATCAAAACGTTGCACCTTAACCAAGCAATCTTGGGGCGTGGCGGCGTCGATCGTATGCAATCCTCTGACTACTTAGCCGTAGGTCGAGAACTCAAATCACAATACAAATATTTGAGGCAATTCGCCGTAGACCTCACACAGGGCACCATGACCCGCGCCCAATTTGAGGCACGAATTAACCTCTATGCCAATAGCTCAAACATTAGTTATGCAACCGCTGAGCAGCAGAATGCTCAAGAGCAAGGCAATCAGTATATGCAGCGGCATTTACATGCAAGTGAGTCATGCCCGGACTGCATTGAATATGCCTCGCGTGGGGTGGTGGAGATCGGATCTGTGCCACTGCCTAAACAGAATTGTCAATGCGGTGCAAACTGTCGATGCACCGTTGAGTATTTTAACGAGATGCCTGCTTAGGGTTTAGTTCTTTGCTCGATCGCGAAGGCGAGTAGATCTTTGTCTAGACGAGAGGCAACCATCCTTAAATAAGCCTTTGCCTCGCTCAAGTCCTCGCCATGTGGGTAGAAGTGGCTAAGATCTGGTGTTGAGCAGGGAACTTGATTTAACAAATTGATCGCCTCTACAACTTTGCTATGCCATAGCGCGATCGTACTGGTTTCGATCGAATCACTCATTACTCTCACTACCTAAACGCGCTAACTATCAGATTATCCTATCGAATCGGTGCCATTACCGAAGCAAAACTGCCAATGTGATGCAAACTGTAAGTGCTCAGTTGAATATTTTAAGGACTTGCCTCAACAATGAATTGGCAACTGATTGAAACTGAAGGCGAAACCCCTCGGCTCGTGGCAGCAATTCCCGACGAATTTGAAGTTACATTGACCCCGCCCACTGATAGACCGTTGCCAGTGATCAAAATTGGGGATGAGATCGATTGCCCGATCGTGGGGATTCGTAAAATTCAGTCGATCGATATCACCGCCACGGCAAATCTATTCGGCACCTACACAGAATTTAAGTTGTTGCTTGTTTCACCCGAGGCATTTGAGCAGAAAAAGACTGAGGCGATCGAGTTTATCGCGAACTTAGGGTTTGGCGATCCGGGGTAGATCCACGGGCACAAACCGAGGCATTCCATCGCGAGTAAAACCGTAGAACGACTCTACCGATCGCAGGTAGTACTCGCCCTCTGGCATGGCATCGTGCCGATATTTAACTACTAGCACGCCCCAAACATCCTTTGTGATATCGAGAATTGTGTAAACGCGATGGCAGTAGCGACTTTGCCAGCGCCACCGAGAGCCGATCGCGGGTAGACTTTTAATTTCCATAGTTTCAAGAAATAGAGCGATCGTAGTAAAGTTGCCACGCTCGCCCGTTCTAACCAAAAGTGATCACTAGCATGATCGCGGTCATTGTATCAGCGATCGTTACCCCTGATACCCGCAAATACTCGGGCTTTTAGTTTTTGATGCCAGGGCAGGGAGTGCCACCGCTTGATCGCTTGGCAGCGTGGGCAGTTGCAAAGCAGAGTGTGTAAAACTTGGTTGTTTTGATAGTCAGCGATCGCTTCATCCATTGCGGCATTATGGGCAAACAGTGCCTCAACTAAGTCGTGATTCGTCATAGTCCACGGTTTATTATCGAACCCATCCAATCCGTCGCCCAAGCTTCTGTAAAAAAGATTCAGAGTAATCCGGGCATAGTCCTAAATGCCTGATCTGCTTTCCCCCTCGAAAGAGTTGAGGGGATTCGATAATATCGTCTAAAGTCCAATGCAATTCTCTTTGTAGTAGGTTGTTGCAGAAATCACAGATGTCAACGTTTTTGTGCCTCATCATTCAGCCTCCATAAACTTCTCTTCAAACAGCATCAAAGGGCGAATCCAAATTGTCTCTCTTCTCAGCAGTTTAATCGCCCATTTCAGCAGCATTCGACCCACGATCGATCTCGTGGCTAGGCTTTCAGCCGAAATGTAGACCACTAGATTCTGAGCCGATTCTGAATGATTGCCGACTCCGATCGCTAAGTAGAGAGTCTGCTTTTTCCGATTTAGATAAATCTTCCCCGGCTCAACGTACTGCAAAGCTCTAGTTTCCATCTCTATGCCATGCCCTATATAGATTTAATTTTGCTTGAATCCTTTGATTAATCTTCTTATTGTCAAGCTTAAATTCTTGCGTCACAAATTCGATGATCGCTAGAACATCTGCGATTTCATCTTCCATTCGTTCCTTCAGAGAACCTTGCCCATCCGGGTGCTCATCCGTGTCGTAGTAAGCGAGTTTCTTCCCTGCAACTTGTAAAAGCTCGCCCGTCTCCTCAATTAGTTTATTTAGCCCGCCCGATGTCATTGGCATAAGTAGGAATCCCAGATTTAGTAATACATTCTGGCTCAAAAATGGCATTCCGACTCGACACGGGCGAGATTTACAAATCCGAAACAACGCCCGAGGGCTTTTTACGGTTCTATGCAAATTTCTCTAAGGTCGGGGCGTTGCAATATTTGCGGGCTGATGGCTCGATTCAAATTGAGCATGTCACAGAAGCCGAATTGTTTCGTGATGACAGCCTACAGACTGCTGCATTACAGCCGATCACCCTACTGCATCCCGAGGGCGGGCGCGTCACTGCCGATAATGCCCGACAGTTTCAGCGAGGCACTACAGGCGATCGCATCGTTAAAAATTATCCCTATGCCACGATCGTAGGCGTCGTTACTGACAGGGAAACGATCGACGCCATCCAATCGGGCACAAATCAAATTTCAGCAGGCTATACCTGCAAACTGAGGCAGAGAACCGATGGCAGTTTTGAGCAATACGACAGGGTGTATAACCATCACGCGGTCGTACCCCTCGGGCGTGCCGGGGCAGACGTGCGGATTCACATCGATGCAGAAGATGATTTTGCCATTCAAATCGCTGCAACTGAATCAGAGGGAATAAAAGAATCGAACTCTGATCAGAGACGTGAAGTAATGACAATTGTTAACCTAAACAATCGTGTTTACAACATTGACGGGGCTGATGCTCCGTTGTTGGCAGATGCGATCGCAATTTTGGCAACCCAAGCCGACACCTCAAAAACTGAAGTTACGACCCAAACAAAGCGGGCTGATGCAGCAGAAGCAAAGCTAGAGATCGCCGTTGCTGAAAAATCCCAACTTACTCAGAAACTTGACGCCGCCGAATCGACTCGCCTTGATGCGGATCAAGTCGCAGTAGAAGCCGCCGCACGAATGCAGACTTGGGAAGTAGTTCTACCATTGCTGAGAGTAGATGCTGCTGATTATAAGGCTGATTACTCCTTACCCGTTGCAGGTATTCGCAAACTAGCGATCGCTAAGAAATACCCCGAAATCAAACTCGATAGCAAATCGCCTGAGCAAATCGAGGCGATGTGGGAGCTATGCGAGCCTGATCTAAAGTCTGCTGCTGAGACTCGCACTGATAGCAGCGCCGATCTACTTGGACTCGTGAAAATTACACAGCGCCAAGATGCGGGCAATGCAGGCACCAAGGTTAACCCGATCGCACAGCGCCGCAAAGACAAGTCAAAAATGCCCGCGTGCTAATCGGCTTTTGATTTCTGGCTCAAATCTACTCTCCTAAAACTATGGCAATTCAAACAAGTTACGGATTTACTCATTCTCCTGCTTTGCAGGGGATGCCTTACGACCTCACCCCTCACAACGATGTTACGGGTGAATCTTCTACTGCTACTGATTTCGGCGTGGGCTTGGTAATTGATACCTCCCTCACCCCGTCCAACAATCGCTTAGGTGTTAAGGTGCCTGCTGCATCGGGTACGTTCGCGGGCGTTGCTCTCTACGATCGGGTACAGCAAGTTAATTCCGGTACCCCTGCATTTCTTTCGAGCCTCACCACGACAGAGGGCGCTCAATACCCTGCTACTGAGCCGATCCGCATTCGCCGTAAAGGGCGCGTGTATGTCTACGCTGAGCAGGCAGTAAACCCTACTCTCCCTGTGTACTTGCGTTACACCGCCAACGGTGGCTTAACGCCCGGTAATTTCCGGGTGGATGCTGACACCTCTAAGGCAATGGTCATTGCTAACGCCGCATGGGTTTCCACCACTTCAGCGGCGGGGCTTGCCGTTTTAGAAATTAACGCGCCCTAGTTTTCGTTCCGATTTCGTTTAGCGTTGTCAATCTAACCCTCTAACCCGTTAACCCTGCTATGGCTGTTAATTCACTTTTCTTGAGACAACAGCTCGAATATGTACAGAACACTGTCATCGAGCAAGACTTCCCCGAGCGCCTCGTTACAAGCGGCGAACTTATCCCAGTATCCACCGAATTGCCCGCCGGGGCTGAGACGTATAGCTATAAGATCATGACCGCTGTAGGTGAAGCGGCGATCTTGGCAAATGGCGCTGATGATATCCCTGTTGTAAGCGCCTTCGCTGAGAAGCGTGTAGGCGAGATCAAAACTGTTGTGGACGCCTACGAGTACACCACGGAAGACATTGAATCGGCACAATTTGCCAATATGAACTTAGATACCACGCTCGCCACGATCGCGCGTGAGATCATCGAAGAGAAGTTAGATATCCTCGGCTATGACGGTGATTCCAACTTCAACTTGCTCGGCTTGCTGAATCATCCCAACGTACCATCGGGCACCGTTGCCGCTGATGGCACAGGTTCATCGACCACATGGGCTACAAAGACGGCAGCGCAAATCTATCGCGATCTCTCTGCTTTTGGCAAGTCTCCTCGCGTGGCTACTAATGGGGTCGAGTTTTTCGATACGATTTGTATGCCGGAATCGCAGTATGATTTGATCGCTGAGACTCCCTACCCCGACACCAGCACAACCAATGAGACGATCCTGAGCTTCTATTTGAAGACTCAGAAAGCCAACCCCAAGGGCGTTAAGCGGATCATGGCTGTGCCCTACCTTGCTGGTAAAGGTTCGGGTGGTACAGATTTGATGGTCGGACTCAGAAAGCTCGAATCGAAGATCAAATACCATCTACCCCTTGATTTTGTGCAAGAGGCTGTCCAGATGGTGAACTTCTCTTATAGGGTTCCGTGCCGTGCTCGTACTGGTGGTCTGTGTTTGGTAAAACCAATGTCAATGGGATATCGGTCTGGTATATAAAGATTTGTTAAAGTAATGGGAGTTGATTCACGTTTGACTCATTCTTCCCAAGAACTGAAAGAATCTTTTCCCACCGATCTCGATTGAAAAATGGCTGCTTTGGATACCACGTTTGAGCGAGGCTTGCATTTTTGCTGCTATTGCAGCGATTGCAAGCGGGGATAAGGTTCCACAGCGTGTCAGTTCCTCCGAGAGATATTGGGATGAAGTGATCTAGGGTGATATTCCCAGGCTTGCCACAGTAGGCGCAAGCGTTATCAAATGCTTGTATCCGCTGTTTAACTTCCGATGTTTTGTAGTTGCGTCGGTGTGTGGTTCTTAATCGAAGCTTGCGTCGAGAGTGTGCAATCCGCTTGCACAGCTTGCCGTTTTCTGTCTTTCGATACTGGCGAGATCTTTCGCACATTCGATCGCGGTTCTTAACGTAATAGCTCAGCCATCTTTCCTTATGTCGATCCGGGTGCTTAAGGCGCTCCTCCCTGGCTTTCCGTCGATACTTTTCGGGATTTGCATGATAACGCTGTTTGATATATTCAGGGTTTCGATCGAACCATTCTTTGGTGTACTCGCGGTGTTTCTGAATGGATAGCTGCTTACGCCGTTGCCATTCGGCTGCACACGGGGCGCACTTACACCCCCTAATTACTTCGCCGTTCTGATGCCGCCGTTCAATCAGTTTTTTATAATCTTGTCTTTTGTTCAGAATGTCACATTCAAGGCAGTTGCCTAATCCCGTCTTGTGATGCCTGCTGAGGCGTCTTAAACTCTTGCCTGTGCCTTGGTAGTCATGCCCTCGCCTACAAAGCACTCCTAGCCCAAACAGAGAGGCATCAAATTCTTCTATACTCATTAGTGCAGTCCTAGCGTGTTTAAGATTGCCAATCCCGGAACGATCGCGAGTCGTTGCCGGGGCTTTCAGTATTGTACCAACGGGAACACTGCCTAGGAAATACGCTTACAAACGCTTTATCCTATGGTCGCGCTTCGATACAACCGTCGAAACTCCTTTGAAATCCCTTACCCCGGCGGTAAACTAATCCTATTTCCGGGTATCAATCTCGCTGTAAATGATGAACTTTGGGCAACCCACATTCATACTCATCCGATCGTGCAAACCATGATCGAGCATGATGAGATTGATGTGTTAGTCAAGCCCCCTAAGCCTACTAGTGATATCGCGGGCGTGCCCGTAGTGGATAACAAGAAAATGGGCGGCGAGCCTGTGCCTGTGATGCCTGTGCAGGATAGATCCGCCGCCAAGAATGCCCCCGCTAAAGCGCCAAAAGCAAAATGAGCGCATCGCCATTTCCTACTAATGCATTCCTCACGTTTCACTTACCCACAGGGCAGACAGCGATCGACCCCGACACGGGCAACGTGATATCAGTTCTAGGCGATTTAGATATCGAGTGTTTTTTGCAACCTCAAGGCGTGCAAGCAAACAAATCGGTAGACGCCTCGCCCGGAGTGCAGACGCCATCGGAGAGTATGACCGGGCGCATGACTAACCCGATCGCGCTGCCATCCTCGATCCCTGTGATCGCTGAGGCTGATGCAATTATCGGGGGGCGTGAGGGTAAATTCCTCTTACGCATCCCAACACAAGATGTTTGGGGGATTCGTGATGTTTTGGGGGATAAAATTTACGGCACCTTTACGGCAGTTAGTGGGGCGTCAGTTATGCCGATTTTCAATAGTGGGCTAGTTGCTGCCAGTGCCCTCGATGTCTACCAGCTTGTGGCGGTAGTCAATGGTGCGATCGTCTTGGCAGACCAATCGATCGAAGCTCATGCTTTCTCGATCGTAGGACTTACGAAAGCATCAGCCCAACCGGGTCAGCCTGTGATCTTACTTGCTGAGGGCGTGATCACCAATACGAGTTGGAATTGGGCACCGGGTGAGCCATTATTTGTGGGCAACTCGGGGCAACTTACCCAAGATGCTGAGTCATTGACAACGGGCTTTCTATGCTCAGCGGGGCGAGTGATCACGCCAACACAGATTTATTTAGATGTGTCTGAAGATCCAATCTTCTTATAAGCGCTTTTAATAGGCGTTATTTTTCTTTAGCAACTTCCGTTATTTTTATGACATTTAAGTTTAATGCAGCAGGGCTAAAGAAGCTCGATCGTGCTATTGATAAAGCTTTTGAAGCAACGGTTAACGAATACGGCAAGGAATGCAGGAAAGCGATCGAGTCTCCTATCTGGGAATGGACAGACACGATCACCCATCGTCGCAACGGTCAGAGCGTAGGCTCACCAAGAGATGCGGTAGATCTGGGTGAATTGGTGGATTCTCAGCAACCGCCGGAATTTGAAGGAGATACAGCGACGATCGAATGGTCAAGCGGTCATTCTACGATCGTGCATGAAGGCTATGTAGATCAGTCCATCTATCCGGCTCGCCCGTGGACAGAAGAGGCTGCTCATAATACCGATTTTGATGGCATCATGGGGGCAGCGTTGCGCCGTGAGTTAGGATGATTGCTTTACAGATTTAACAATACCAACCACACCAAGAACGGAACCATAAATAGGTGTAGCGGCGGCTGCTCTGATCGCTCAACCATATGGACGATCAGATGATGCATCTCGATCGCTTTATCCCATGTTTGCCAACGGTATTGTTTTTGGTCAAACTTACCGCCGAAGATCATCGTCTCAAACATTGGCTCTTTGGTGATTTGGGTTGCAAGTGGTAGAAAGACTGTAGAGATCCATGCCTGCCCGATGTGCTCCTGAATTAGGATCTTTTCTGATTCCTTTCGTGTGGTCAACCATTCTAGATAGGTTTCAAAATTGACCGCTTCGACTTTCCGACCTTCGAGAATATGCCAATCCCTTTCAGAGAAAAGCTCAGTTACCTTGCTAAAAATACTCATAGTTAGGCATGATCAACCGCTGTTAGATTTTAGCCCGAAATCATTAATACCATCGGTTGTTTAGGAATAAATGCTCTTGCCTGCTCATTTCCTGATGATAGGTATCATGATCGCGTTCGGGTATCGTCCCAATTAGCGCTAGATTCCCGCCGATCCTTGTGTATGCCGTGGCTACTCTGAAGAATGAGGAGAACGACCCCTGCACAAACTGAGCCTCAAGACGGTAATAAAACCGATGAATATCAGCAGCAGAGATCGTGCTCACCAGTTGAATTGTCGTGTTATCGGTATAGATTATATCCATGCAAGCAACAGAGTTAAGGGATGAGATTAAGGATCTGCTCACCGCCGAGATTGGCACCTATGCCTTAACGGGCGGGGCAACAACCCCGGCAATTATAATCTTGAGTGCTGGCGATGTAGTCAGCGATCGTACGGTAACGGGGCTAGAAGTTGTGATCCGTCGCACACCGATCAGTGATCAATCTCGCCCCACATTCGACGCGGTGAGGGCTGAGAAAAACTGGCAAGTGTTCCTAGTGCAGTGGGCGGGCGCTTATACATTAGATGCCGCCCAAGACAAGCTAAGGCGGCATTTTGCAAACTCTCGATCTATTCCGATCAAGATTGAAAAGGGCAGCGGTATTAAGGAGCAAGTTTCGGTGAGGATTCCAGATCTTGAGGAGTTTGATCAGGTAACTTAGGGCGCTCAAGTAGAACGGGGGCATCCTCTTGCTCTGCCTTTTGCTCAGGCTCGGGGTTCTCACCTCCGATCGCTTGAGTAATTTTGTCATTGAGGGCGGTAATTCGGCTCTCTAAATCTGCTAGTGCAGAAGCATCGATCGTGGTGTCGCCTCGTTCTGCTGCCTCAAGTTGATTCTGCAAACTGGCGATCACAATGGCTTGATTCTGATTGGCTAACTCTAATTCTGCAATCCTGCTAAGTGCTTCTGCCTTCTCGCCTCGTTCCTTTGCCAGGGTGCTGTTTAGGGTAGCAACGTTCCTATTCATCGAGTCGATTAGGTTGCTATAAAACTCTAAATTAGGTTGGCTCATAGGGGCAGCAGAGACTTAAACATCGTTTTAGTTTTCCCGATCGCTCAGGGTAGGAATTCTTGCTCTGAATATCCAGATCTGGGAGTCTCTAAATTTATGCCACGTAAGTTCCAGAGTGGGGCGGGCGACAAGATTAAAGTATACGTCGCTCTACTGCCCCTCGGCGTGCGAACCATGCCCGTCACCATTAACGGTATTGCGACCACTTCGGGCGGTATCACGGGCGCTGCTACTACAATCAACTTAGGCTCAGCAGTGGGCGGCGTGGGTATTGCAGCAGGCACCCCGCTGCTATTTGCAAACTCGGGCGGCACACAAGTTAAGGTCTATCTAACTGCTGATGCGGCGGCAAGTGATACGACATTGACGATCGAGGCAGCAGCGGCTACAGTGAGCGGCGTCTGCACTGCGACCTATGTTCCTAAATTGCGTCTATTGGGTGGTACTTCCACAAGTCCCAAAATCTCAAACAAAACCCAAGAATCCTTAGTATTTGAAGATCAGCTAGGTTTTGAGGATTCCTTGGTAACGGGTGCAAGCTTTGAAATCCCTTGGTCTGCTAACTTATTGGCAGATGATGATGCCTATCGTCGCGTGTTCTATGCTGCCACCCACGGCACCGAAGGGCGTGAAATGTACGTATGGCAGTACGATCCCCCTCCTGTAGGTTATACCCTTGGTGATGGTATTGCAGGGGCAACGATCGTTTCTGATTTTTCGAAAGATTTCAAATCAGACGGCATTATCACCTTTTCAACCACGTTCAAGGGTTGCGGTACGCCTGTTATTTCGCGCTACAGCTAACAAAAAACGACATTGCAGAGAGGAGTTGAGCGAGTCTGCAACGTCGTTACTGTCTAGGAATTCCTACGCTATGCATCCCGTTGTTTCACTGTTTATTTTTATTGCTGCTCACTCTGCTGTTTGTGGGTTTATTTGGGTAGTGCTACACGGGCAAATCCGCGATGCTCTTGCAATGGCGGCAATTTATTTATATTTACAAGTTAGCTCAAGAACGGGTGGGAACCTCTAGAGCGTTCTGATTTGAGCGAGAATTATGCTACCTTTCAAAGTTACCCCATCCCGCACATACGAAACTGTTGATGTCGGAAATGCAGAGATCGGCGTCTTATCAATCAAAAAATACGAAAACCTGACTCGTGCAGAGCATGGGTTCATTAAAGAGCAACAGCTTTTCAACTATGTTTACGAACTGGCAACCCTAGCTAAGCGAATCTCTCGCGAAACCGGGGCGCACTTTGCCTATGTCAACGATCGGATCAATGCCTATCTCTTCGGTGGCGTGATCCTAAATGATATGGTGAAGGTGAATGAAAGACCGGGCACCGTAACGCAAGTTGAAACCGACAAAGACGGTAAGGACTTAGTTTGTGTTGACTATGGCGACGGTGAGCCTGATCTCGTCTCGATCGAAGACATCGAAATTGTTAGCCCCGCTTGGTATTCAGATTATTATGCTGACATCAGTGCTCTAACCACTGCCTATCTAGAGTCGCTGCCCATGCAGAACTATGTTTATGCAACGGCGATCCTCAAGTTCCGTGTTGAGCCTACTTGGACGCTAGAGAACAGCTTTGACCCTGAGCAAATCAGCTATGAGTTGATCCGCGACGTGGCAAACTTTGCTTATCAAGAGAAAAACGGTTGGCTCCCCGCTGAGCCTAAACAGCCCTCGACAGATGAAGACTTGGGAAAATCTTAGAAGGCGAGAGCGAGCCTGATTGGGTAGCAATATTCTGGCGACTTCAGAAGTATTGGGGGCACGATCGAAGGTTCAATGATGAGAACTTTGCTCATCAGCCGATGAGCTTGATCTTTCAGGCTCTCGAGTGGGGGGCAAAGTTGCATCATGAGGATCTGCACTTGCAAGAGTTGGGTATCGCCACCTTATCGAGCTTGTTTGTCAACGCCAACCGGGGCAAGGATTCCGAGGCTGCGAAGCCCTCAAACTTCTATTATTTCCAGACCCAATCTGAGCAGGCAGTTTCGATCCCTGTTGCCGTGTGTGATGCTTTCTTTAGTTGCATCAAGGACGGTATTTTGCCCGCTTGGGCTGTGCCACTGTGCCCGATCGATGCGCTTGAGAAAGGCAAATCCGGCGGTAAGGTGCCTCGCCCTCGGTTGTGGGTTGGGGATGGCGTGATTCTGATTCTGCCCCAAATTCAAGGTAAGCAGGTTTCAGCAGCATTCGCCCTAATCAATCAGGCTGAGGGGATTATCGACGTGAAAGATCCCGATAGCGATCGGTGGTTTGCGGTCGAGGTGCCCGATGAGGATTGCTGGATACTTGAGGCAGAATTCCCGATCGTAGACTCGAAAATTGTTCTACTTTCTTAGCCTTGGTGCAAAATAGAGACGCGGTGAAAACGCATAGAATTGTCTTCATAAGGCAAAGCCCCTTTCTGTCGTTGGATTGGGGCTTTTTGTTGGTCGAATGTTGCGATCGTAAAACACTGGTGTAAAATGGCTCTAACCTGTTGCTAGGTTAGGTTAAGAATCCTCATCCCACTGGGGATATCAATTGAATGGGAACGCTCCGAACTCGGTAATAATAAAGCCTCTACTCTTGGGTAGGGGCTTTATTGTTGAGTAGGAATGTTGCGATCGTTGTTATTCCACGATCGGCAATGAATCTCAATGTTCCGTATTGCGCCCAGAATGATAATGATCCGTGGGTAGATGGAGCCGCCGGAAATACTCAATGTATGGTTACTTCATCGACCATGCTGTGCTTAGCCCTCGTTCCCGATTTCGCCAAGAGATCGAAGGCTAATGGATATGATGAGCCTGAATCATACCTCAAGAGCAAGTACTACAACTACTCAGACGACCGAGGCGACCATGATGCGATGTCTCGGTGCTTAGAGCATGAGTTTGGTATCGTTTCTCAATGGCGAACGAATTTAACATTTGACGATCTCAAAGCTTCGATCGATGCTCAAATCCCGATGGTCGTAGGCTTTGACTACAAAAGCTCAGGGCACATTGAGATCGCCGTTGGATACGATGATAAATTCGCTTACATGAATGATCCCTATGGCATTCGCGAGGGAACTGCCAACGTCTACGGGATCATTAACCCAGGTTGGGGCGATGAAGATGGCAAGGGCGATCCCTATTCATGGAGATCGATGCAGTATATCTGGCTGTGTGGCGGCGGCGGCTGGGGGCGTGTTGTGCTCAGCGTCAATGGCAAATCTACAGGTCTGAAGTAATCCTTGATTGATGAAATAAAGCAGTCCGACCGACAGCGGGTGAAGGACTGCTATTCAGGGTGCATCTACCTCGCGCCATTGTATGCGAGGTGAGGAACTCTAGCACAGATTTTTAGGGCTAGAGCATGACTGAGATTGTGGGCAGCTTGGGCATTAAGTTAGAGCTTATTGGACGCGATGAATTAAATCGCGACATCAAGCAACTGCAATCTCTCAAGGGCGGGCAAATTGCCCTGCAAGCCACCTTAGATACTAGGGTGCTGAGACAGCAAATTAATAATCTCGCTCAACTCAAGCCCACGATCGCGGCTCAGATCAGCATTACAAACTTAAATGCAGTTGAGGGGCAACTGAAAACTCTTACCCGAGATCGGCGGGTGCAAGTTGGGGTCAGTGTCAACAGCTCAGCCCTTGCCCTGCTAGAGTCTCAGTTGAATCGACTGGGCTCTAAGACTGTTAGCGTTAACGTTGCGGTGAATGATGGCGCAATTGATCGCCTCAATGGGAAGTTAAACGCACTAACAGATCGGATCGTTCGGGTAGGACTAGCGATCGACGATTCAGGGCTAGACAAGTTAGAGAAGCGCCTCGGCGGGCTTGGTGCTAAGTCGTTTAAGGTTACTGCTCAGGTTGATGATAAGCAGTTAACTGCTCTCAATAAGCACTTAGACCTTAAACAGAAGCACTTTACACAAGTTAACAACTATTTCAGATCATCGCCGCTCTCGCCACGGGTTGATTTTACAAGTTTAGATGCGCTCGATCGCCGCCTTGACGCCTTTAAGGGTAGGACGATCGATATTAAGGCAAACCTATCTGCCCTAAAAGAAGAATTATCAAACCTCGATATCACGGTTAAAACGGCAAACGGTACCACGCCCCAAACCGCTGCCCCTAAAATCGATACCCTTAACCTTGAATCGTCAATCACTAAGGCGCTCGACGGCTCATTCAAGGGCTTTGAGAAGAATTTAGAGGGTGCTTTTAAGAAGGTCGGGAAAGGAAATCTTTTCAGCGGACTAGGAAATGCACTTACTGCCCCATTCAAACTGGCATCGGGCGCGATCGGTGGGGTGCTCTCAGGCGTCGGCTTAGGGATTGGGCAAGAGATCAGCAAAGACTTAGGTAAGGGGCTATCTGAGGGAATTGATGCTCAGCTCGCTCCCATTCTTGGCAGTTTCCGGCTTGTGGGTCGAGAATTGGCATCAACCCTCACCAAGGAACTGATCGACAGTCTAGGGCAGGATGCAGAGCTAGTTCAAGGCACCATTCAAGACTTAATCGGGAAGGATAAAATCACCGTCGAGGGTGGGGCGGTTAGATCGAAGCAACGATCGAGGCAGCAGCAAAACACCGTCGAGGCAACTCGGTTTTTTCAAACTGAGGTCGAAAATACTGATGTACGGCAGATCCGGGCGGAGCAACAGAAGCTAACCCAACAGTTTGCCACTGTTCAACAGTTTCGAGATCGTACCTCACAAAAAACCGAAATCGTAGCAAATCGCCTCGGAGCGCCCGAGGTTAAAAAGAACATTGAGCAGGCAGCCGCTCAACTCAAAGAGCAACAGCAAACCGCCGCTAGTCTCAGCAAGCAAATTAAATCAGAGATTGATGGGCTAACCGAATCACGCCAAGCCCTTGCCCAATTAAAGAAGAGTGGCACAGCGGGCGCGTCTGAAATTGCCGAAGTCGAGGGCAGTATCGCCCAAAAATCGAGCAAACTATCTCAACTGCAATCTGAACTTAAGGCAGCATCGAGTACTAGCTCTCAAATTGCGAACCGCATCTCTCGCCTAACAGAATCGCTCTCTGAAATTAACAAAACGGCTGAATCTCGCTTTAAGGATGAGCTTGATCAGATTATCGCGATCGAGGATAAGCTCGCGATCGCTCAGCGCAAACTACAGCAAAAATTACAGCCCTTCGAGGCAGTCGAAGCCCTCGGCACCATTCGCACGCCTGAGAGTATTGGGGCTGAGATTCAGACTCGAAAGCAGACGCTTGGGGGCTTGCAGCAGAAACAAGGGGCGCTGAAAGAGGGCAGTAGAGCCGATGCTAAATCGATCGGGCAATTAAGAGCACTAAGAGATCAAGAGCTACAGCAGCCTGAATCATCGCAAGATGCAGCCAAGATCAAATCAATTGAGGAGCAAATCTTTCGGCTACAACAACGTCAAGCGCAACGCAAGACGCTATATGACGATATCAGTCAAGAGATCGCTAAGGAAGAAACACAGCTTAAATCTCTTACTGCTCAGGCTGCTCAACCGTTAGCACAAAAAGCGAAATCATCTGCTCTAACCTCCGAACTCAATCAGCTTGCCAAGAAAGAGCAGGAAACGAATCAAATTATCCAAGATGCGATCTCATCGGGAGATGATGCTCGGGCGCGGATCTTCTTGCAAGGCAGAACACAGCTACAAAATCGCCAGCGCGAGATCCGTGAGCAGCTCGCCCTCTTAGGGGTCAATGCTCGTGAGACAAAAGCGCCTGTAGCTAAGCCTACCCCTGCACAGTCCGACAAATCACGCCCTCTACCTGTTGCTCTCAACCGCATCTTAGAGGAGGTATCGCAAGCGGTAGGCGTGCAGGTGCCCGAGGGCAGAACGCCCCGATTAGCGATTTCAGAGAAGATCAAAGGGACGGGGCAATATGACCCCGATCGTAATACCGTCGATGTTAATCCTGATATTGCCAAACAACTGCTCAAAGGCAATCTCACGGAAGAATTAACGGGTGTATTTACCCATGAGTTTTTCCACGCGTTCCAAAGTTCCTTTGGGCAGATTGATGCATTCTCGCAAGGGGCGGCGGTTTCAGTTCCAAGGCTTACCAATGAGGAGTTACAGAACGCCCCGATCGTGCGAGGTCGGACACTGGCAGAACGCATCGAAGGATCTACAAAACTCGCTGAGGAACGAAACCCCAACGCTACAGACCGGGCGGGCAAAGCGGCTCGGCGGCTTGAGGCAGATGCTTATGCCTTCGAGCTACGCAATACCCCTCAGATTTATCAAAAAGTAGCCAAAGAAGGCGCGATCGAGAACACGCTACAAACGGCGGGTGTCGGTGGGCAGAAGATTCGAGAAACCTATAAATCCCTGCAATCGGTACTAGTTGAGGTTGGGAATTCGGCAAAGTCTGCCGGATTGAATATCACCGCAGAAGTTGCCAAAGAGGTAGCAGATATCTCGCAAATCGGCGGGCGGCTCAAACCATTGATCGCTAAAGTTGCCGATCTTGAACTTCTGCCCGTCGAGGAAATTCTACAGCTACAGCAAGAGTTTGAGACTGAAATTGCCGAGATCAACTCAGCTAAGAATCGCCTGAGAGGGATTTTAGCCAATGCTCAGCAAGATCAAACCATTTCAGCAGCGATCGAGAAACCTTTAGATTCAACGGTTGATCCGGAGGCGTTGCAAGGGTTCATCGAGCGTAAAATCGCCGCCTCATCTCAAGGGGCTGTTAATCCTAAATATCAGATTGCTGATCCCTTCGAGCCGCCCAAATCTTTACAGAAGCGGGCGCAAGAATTGGGGCAGTCAGCAGCCGGGGCAGCGAATAAAGCGAAGAATTTTGTTTTCAACCCCGAGCGAGAGATCACGATCGATGTTGATAAATTGAGTGGTTTCGCTCAAAAAGCGGGTGGATTGGTTCGCGGGGGCATCGAGACGGGTAAAAATGTCGCTAGTGCTGTGCAGTCTGTTGCCACCTCTCAACCTGTGCAGGCTGTGCTAGGTGCAAGCGGCGGGGCTGTAAAGGCGCTTGGGGCTGTTGCTAGAACGGGCTATCAACTCGCATCGGGCTTAGAGTCTGTCGCCCTTGATTTGATCCCATTAGGCAGAACCATTAAGGGCGTCACTAAGCAGGTTGTGCTACCAGCGGCGGGCTTTGCGGCGGCGACTCACTTTTTACCGGGTGGGCAGATTGCTGCTGAGGGGCTTAGCAACTTGCTCGGCGGGGTGATCAATCCTCTCACTCAGTCGCTCGCTTCATCTGCCTCAGCCTCAGCATCGGGGCTAATTGCTCAGGCTATCCCGCAAACTGCAAGCGTGTTTGGGCACGCGGTGCCGAATCTCCTCGCCCCGGCTGCTGCCCCCATCACGAGCACTGTAACGGGTGCAATTCAAAGCCTCGGGGCATCCGTGGGCGAGATGGCAGTACAAGCGGGTACGGTCATCCTTGGCGGTAAGTTGATTCAGGGCACCGTAGGCAAGGCAGGAGAAGCGGCATTAAGATCTGCACTGCCTCAAGAATCAAATACTAGAGCACTGCCTGCTGCATCAACTCGTGCTCTACCTCAAGCAACGATCGATGTAGAGCCGTCACGAATTGCCCTACCTGCTGCCCGTTCTGCCACGGGTGCGATTCAAGCTGATATTGCCCCATCGTTTGAGGAATTTACACGCCCTCAGCTATTGGCGGCGACTCGCAAGCTCGGCATTCAGGGCACAAACTCGAAAACCACGAAAGACAATTTGATCGAGCGGTTGAAAGCATTTCGCAATCAGCCCCAAGTCGATCAGGTTTTGGCTCAAGTCCAAGCCGAAATTGCTCGCGATGGTTCCCCTGTTGCAGGATTCGACAAAGCCGCTGAGCAAGCGACTCTCAAGCGCCTTGCTAAAACTGAGAAAGATATTAATAAAAAGCTTTCTCAACTGCAAACAGCAGCAGGAAAGAAACGCGAAAAACTCATTAATGAGATCCTTTCTGCCTCACAAAATACGATCGGGGAGATTGATCAGCTTAAAGGGCAAAACTTCTCAGGTGAAACCCTACGATCGATTTCAGGCACACAAGGCAGAATCGAAAACAATCTGCGAAACAATAGCAGCTTAAACGCTGCAAGAGATGAGCGAAACAATGCGATCAAGACCGTCACGATCGAGGCTCAAAACGCTCGTGTTAGAGGACTTGCGAGAGTTGCGATCGAAGATGCCGAACCCGTAGCAGCTAACCTCGGCACCACACTGAAAGAAGGGTTCCGTAAACTTACAAACTTTGCTGCAAAGCAGTTTGATGTACAGGCTCAACCGACCATTAAGGGGACGTTGGGCGCGATCGCCAAATCACCCAAGGCAAGAGATTTAGCGACTGATTTAGCGGTGAATGGGGCGGGCTTTGCTGCCTCTCAGCTTGGCTCACAGTTTGGCATCGTGCCCGAATTAGCGGGCGATTTGGGCGGGGCACTGATTGCTCGGCAGTTGATTTCTCGGGGTAGACCAGGCGCGGGTGCTCTCACAGGTGATTTAGCAGGGTTCACGATCGGCAATGGGTTCGCTAATGCTGCCAATGCTGGCTTAGATGCACTCTCCGGAGTAGTGCCGGGTGCTGGATTGCTCAGGGCACTGCCGTTTAAGGGCGCGATCGCTGCATCGCTGGCAGTACCGAAGGTTACAAAAGCGGCTGAGCAGTTCCAACAATCCCCGATCGATGGACTTGCCAGGGCACAAACCCCAACCGGGTTAAATGGGTTAGTTGACAAGTTTAGATCCTTGCTACCGAGCAATGAGCGTAAACTCGCCCAAATTCAGCGCAACTATGAGGCAATTTACCGCGAGATTGCAGCAGTATCGGGCGCTGCATTTGACCCCGCCAACATTCCCAAACTGTCGATCGATAACAAACGACTTAAACAGCTTGGGGCGCAAGCCTATTTCGAGATTGAGCAGAATCTCATCACCATCGATCGAGAGATTGCTAACGCTCTCGCCAAGCCTGCAAATGAACTGAGCAAGTACACCGATAAGCTCACAGGCTTGATCCACGAAGGTAGACACAGCATTCAACTCGATGGCGGGCGGCTCAGCATTGATCAGGCAGCAGCATCGGGTCAGCTTGCGAATGGTGATAAGCTCAGCATTGATCAACGGGCACAGGTTGAAAAATCGGTCGATGTTGCCCGCAAACAAGGGGCAAGTGCTCAGCAACTCGAATCGGTTCGTAAGCTCGAAACTGATGCCTACGCTTTCGAGGGCAATGCAGGGCAGATTGTTTCTAAGGCATCGCGCCCTGATCCACTGAAAGCGGCACGCCTTGAGGCTGAGCTTGCATCAAGAAACATCGGGTCGGGGGCAACAATTCAAGGGCTAACCAACGATCGGGATATTGAGATCGTCGGTCGGGCACAAAGCAATGCTGAGAAGTTTGATCAGAAAGCCGCCCGAATTCAGCGCAGTCAAGATAAGGTATTTGCGAACCAAGTCGATCCCCTGCAAGGTAAGGGCACTGATGCAGCATCCCGTCTAAAGGGTGTGGTAGGCAAAGAAGTAGGCGAGTATGCACAGGCAGCAAATCAGAGTTTGCAGGCTCTAGGCGTCAATTTACCGGGCATTGGAAAAGCGTTATCAGGATTGTTCTCGGGCGGGGCGTCTGAGGGCTTTAGCAAGATCAACGGCGGCTTAAAGTTCTTGGCGGCAAATGCAGCGATCGCTATTAAGGGATTTTTAGCATTTCAGCTTGTCTCGACCGTTGTTCCTGCCATTCAGCAGTTTGCAACCGAATCAGTTAATGCAGCGATCAAGCTAGATAACCTCAAAACCGCCCTCAGTTTCGGCTCGGGCGGGGCAAGCAATGCAGTAAAGGATTTAGCATTTGTTCGGGGTGAAGCGACTCGGCTCGGGGTTCCCTTGGGAGCGCTGCAAGATGGATTTGTCAAGCTCTCGGCGTCTACCAAGGGTACATCAAGCGCCGGACAGACCACGAAAGATTTGATTACGGGGTTAGGTCAAGCAGCTACCACGTTAGGTCTGAGTGCTGATGAATCGGGCGGGGCGATTCTTGCCCTGAGTCAAATCGCTTCAAAGGGCACTGTTCAGGCTGAAGAATTGCGAGGGCAGTTGGGCGAACGCATCCCCGGCGCTTTTGGTATTGCGGCGAGAGCGATGGGCGTTACAGAAGCCCAATTAAATAAGCTGCTCGAAACCGGATCTGTTACCGCCAACGATTTTCTACCTAAGTTTGCCCGTCAGTTGCAAGTCGAATTTGCAGGTTCGGCACAATCTGCAAGTAAAAATGTTCAATCATCTCTGAACAATTTAGGTAGTGCATTTCAAAATCTGCAAGAGAATACGGGGCAACTGTTCACCCCAGCAGTAGCAGCGGGCGCTAATGTGCTTACGACAGCGATCGGGTTGCTTGCAAATAATGTCGATAAATTGCTGCTACTAGCAACAGCGGTGGCTTTCCGGTTCAGTGGCTTAGGCAGC